GTAAACCCCAACGGGTTCACTCCCGTTAGGTAAGAAGGCTCCCGCTCATACGTGACCGGGAGCCTTTTCTATTTTCAGGATCGTGCGCATCGAATGCGCACAAGCCCCGAAACTTCCCCCTCCAGGCTCCTAGAACGTCCGTAGAGCGTCCGTCGCTACAGTCGCAAGCCCAAACACCAGCCACAGCAGCCGCCTCACAGCGGATTCCCAGGCTGTCCGTAGAGTTTGCCACGACCAACAGCTAGGCAACACGCCAACAGCCCCCCTTGAGCCGCCCTGGGAGCCGCTACAGCCCTCCGACCCGTCTGGCGGGTGTTACCGCCCCAGCAGCAGCCCCAACACGGCACAAGCCAGCACAGGAACCCACAGCACAGCAGCAGCGCAAACACCGCCAGCAATGACCCAACGGCTACAGCCTCAAAAGCCTGTGTATCGTTATGAAACAACGCCTCAGATGGACTTTACAGCACCACTGAGCTGTGCGATAGTGCGACCTGGGGCAAGCCGCCCCAGTTTCAAAATAAAAAACAGAGGAGAAAATTATGGCTGGAATTATGGTTGATAAGCGCAAAGGTGGACGGTTCTGCACCTTTGAGGACGTGGTTGCTGTACCGTTACCGGAGCGAACACGCACGTATCAGCCGCTCGCCAACGGAGACGCGATTCGCCTCGTGCAATCAACGATCGTTGACGAGTTCGGTTGCCGCCCTGAAGAGCTGCAATCAACGTTCGCGCTTTCGCAGAACGATCAACAGATGTTCGGGTGTTTCGTTGTTCCCGCAGTAGCGAACAAGAAATACCATTCTCAGTTGATGTACGCTTTCCGCAACTCGTACAACAAAACAGCGAGCTTCGGTATGGCCGGAGGAGCGCACTGCTGGGGATGCGACAACGGACAGATGAGCGGAGAGATCGTGCTCATGCGGAAACACACTGCAAACATCCTCGGTGATTTGCAGGAGCTTTGCTCAACGGTTGTTTCCAAAGGTGTTGGCGTGTTCAACTTGGCGATGGTTCATAACGAACTGCTTCAAGAGATTGAAGTGGAGGACGACTTCGCACACGCGCTGATCGGTATTGCTCGCGGACGCAACGTGATCCGATCACAGCAGGCTGAAATCGTCTATCGTGAGTGGCAACACCCAAGCTTTGAAGGGCACAGCGGTCGCGATGCTCACGCGCTTTACAACTGTTTCACGCAAGGCGCGAAGCACGGACCAGCCGGACAGACCATGCAACGTCACCGGAAAGTTCAGAAATACTTTGAAGCAACGTTCCCACAGTTGGAGGAAGCCAACCAAGAAGCAGCGCTTGTATAGATTCCAACAGACGACCTCGGTTGCGTGATCGGGGTCGTCGATTGGTGTCTAAACAATTAAACAAAGGAAATGACAATGGGACATAACGATTCCAGCAGAATCTACGAGCTAGGTAAGAGGCTCAACACAATTGAAGCGGCGTTGGGTAACAAGCTAGACACAATAGAAGCGGCTCAGAAACGGATGCACGATACTGTCTACTATGTGAGCAGCAAAATCCAGGAGCTTGAGCACGAAGCACTCCGTCGCATCTTGTTTCACGTTGAAGCGCTCACTGAGGAAGAAAAGAACGGAAAACCGTTGCAACGTGTAATGGATCAATCGCTTGAGGCGATAGAAGCCATTGAAGCTTTCGTGAAAGCGAAACCCGACTGCCAAGAAGACCCGCGCTTGCGGCTTGCGCTTGGTAAGGTCGCTTCGGTTTACGCTGTCGCGTTTCGTTATGTCAACGAGCTGGGCGAGCTTGAGTACAACCAAGCAGCGCGTCGCGCGATTGCGGAGGTGTGTAAAGATGACTGAGCCGACAGACAAACCAACTCAAGATGAAATACTCGCTCACAAGATCTATGAGAAAGTCATGGAAGAGTGCCAGAACCAAATCCTAGCAAGCGCAGCGATTGAGACAGTCAGCGCGTGTTTGCGAGGAGACGAGCCTGAAGAAGTTGTTGTCAACTTGCACATCATTTTCAAATTGAAACAAGCCTTAGAAGACCAGCAGAAAGCAACGGGGCAGATGATCGCCGTGCTTGACAGGCTAATCAGACACAGAGTGCTTTGATACCAGGGTAGATCATTCAGACGAATGGTCTGCCCGAGTATCTTTACCACAACCAAACAAAGGAAAAACAATGGTTCAGTTCAAAAACCATTTTGACGAATGGTACACACACCAACACCCAGTCGTTCTCGCAAAGGGAATAGACATGAATCAGCCTGGAGTCACACAACACCTATTCAACGAGGCGCTTCTAAGACAGCACGAGCGACCCCTGACTCCCGCCTCAAGTTGCATGGTGGCCAATCAAAGAGCATACCATCAACACGGTCGCAACGCTTTCGTTCTTTCAGACCAGATGTGCGACATGTTTGAGAAGACTGATTTGCACAACGTGAAAGCGGAACACGTGAAGCTCCCTTACAAAGCGTTCTATATATCGTTGCCGGTTGGCAGATATAAAATCTGGGGAGGGGAGGACACGGAGTGGCACGACGCGTGGGGAATTTACTTGCGGAAAGGGTGTTCCTGGGAAGATCCCAAGTTCCTGGTCCTTTCCGTTGCCGGAGGACCTAACGAAAAATCCATATCCTTTGGCGACGACGCCATGACTTGGATAGGGCTAGACCTTGAGCAGATTGAGCAGCAGCAACGAACGCTGGAAGAGCTGGTCGAGGACAAGTACAACGCTCACGACGTGCTCCGTCCTTGGCGGGACCCGAACAACGTTATGTCCACCAGCGACGAAGACTTCGCCAAGTTCCTAGACATGAATCAGACTGACTTGCTGCTAAAGGCTACCAGGATCGCGATCAACTTGATCTTGTACCTAAGTCACGAAGGCGAGCACAAGCCCTGTGAAGTCCAGGAGCGGCGTCTCAAGAAGCGTGCTTGGTTGCTTTCAGACATGGACAAGATGAGCCCAGCCAAACAACTCAAAGCGAGCACCAAAGCAACCTTGATATCCAACTCAACGTTTCACCTGATTGGTGACCCGCACGCCAAAGCTGAGCCGGCGGAAGTGACGAAGCACTGGGTTCGCGGCCACTGGCACACGTATCGCGTCGGTAAAGGGCGAACAGGTAGAGTGCTCAAATGGGTACAGCCCCACCAGCGAGGGACCAAGGAGAAGGATTCTACGGAGTCTCGAGAATATGTCTTCGAAGAAGGCGATAACCAACAACAAACAAAGGAGAGTCGGCGATGAGTAAAGCAGCGCCAAGAGAGAAAATCATTGCGGAAAAAATCAAGGAGGCTTCGCTTGACGTGAAAGCTACCAAGGAGCAAGCGGAAGAAGCTTTGGCAATAGCCACAGCAGCGGAGGCGATAACCATTCACGACGAGCAGGGCTTTGAAGAAGCTTCTAGCATACTGCTTGAAGTGAAGGACAGGGGGAAGCAGATTGAAGCACGCCGCAAGCTGATCACGAAACCCATGATGCAAGCTAAGAAAGAAGTTGACGAGTTATTCAAAGCGCCGATCGCGAGTTTGAAGAAAGCGGAAACCAAACTGAAGCGAGCGATCGGTGACTACGTTGAACGCATGGAGGCCGAGCAGCAGGAGCTGATCGTGGAAGCGCAAGAGGCACACGAAGCAGGTTCCACAACCTTGGAGGTTCGCGAGAAGCTTGTGCAAGCAACGCAGCGGACAGCTCCGAAGGTGAAGGGTGTTTCTATGCGGACTGTTACCAAGTTTGAGATCGTGGACGTGGAGCAGTTGCCGAGGCACCTGATGAAGCCAGACGAAGCCAAGATCAGGGCAATGGTGAACAGTGGCTTAACGGTTCCAGGAGTGCGCACCTGGACCGAGAAGTCCGTGTCAGCGAGGCCTCAGTCGTAGCCTAATTGACGCAAATCAGGGACAGGTGATAGCCTTGCCAACGGGGGAGAGTTCTCGTTGGCGAGGCTTTCTTATTGGAGGGAATAATGAACACGAATAAATCGCGGATTCCGTACGATACATCCGGAGATGCTCCCGGAGGGTGCGGTCAAATCAAGATATGCGTTTACGGAAAAACAGAACAGCAAGCGAGAGAGCGTTACGCGAGAGCGTGCAACGAAGCGCGGCTCATAAGGGTTGAAGAAGAACGGCAAGAACCAAACCGGTTCATGATCAAATGGGTGGAGCGTATGACTTCGCTATGTGACGTGATTGAGTTTGCCGGTTGGCGTAACAGAAAGAAGAAGAACGGTGAGTGATTGATTCACCGTACCCTTGGCTCGCCTACTCCAATCCATCTCGGGCGAGTCAGGGGTTTCACCACCACTGATCAAGCAGTGTGTAAGTGAAAGTCTTGAACCCAGCGATGCTGACCTGCTTCCTGCATATATCCATGAACTCCTCAAAGTCCACGGAACGAGCAAACACCTGACAACCCGCTGACCATTTATCAATCTGCGTGGAAACCTTGCCAGCTTTATGGATGTTGATACCGAAGAACCCTTCCTCGGTGTTGCCCCAACGATCCGCAGTGGAGTCGCGGTTTACATCGCGCCACACCTTGACAGGACCGACCTGAGTGAGCGCGTCGTACTGACCTCGATGTTTACCTATTTCGTAGACGCCGCGATACTGACCAGGACAAAGGACAGCGGTTCCCTTCACGTTCATGGGGTTTTCTAACCAGTATTGTCCAGGATCAACAGTAGCGCTCCAGTAATGCCCGCGCCAACAACCGTCCCATAGATAAAACACACCCACAACGTCGTTGAATACGTTTGTTTCATTTTGCTTATTTCTTATTCCGAAGATATTCAGATCATAATCATATTTTGGATTAGAGAACACCGCGTAACCGAGCGACTTCATGTGAGCTAGCACAGGAGGGAGCATCAGAACCTCACCTTCAATCCGGCCATAGCGTTCCAGTCTTTTTGATTGGCGAAATCACCGGAGGCGAACGCGACAACGTCTCGGCCAAGATTAACATCAAGATTAGCGATAGCCCTGGAACCATTAGGGCCAAGAGAAGCGCCGAGTAGAAGGTCAACTGTGTTTTCCGGAAGAGCCGCTGACCGAGCAAGCCCTTGAGCGATCCCATCCCTCAGTTTTCCGGTGACTGCTTTTTTGCGATCTCTCTCGCAGCTTGAACTTGAGCAGCACCGAGGGCTTCCTTCCCTTTGATAGAACTACGTCCCGCAGAGTAAGCCGCCGGAGATAGCATCATCATGACGCCTCCGATGATTTCAGCGATACCGCCTTCAGTACCAGTCGCAGCCATAACAGCTCCAGCGATGAACGCTGCTACGCTGAACCATAATTCAGTTGATTTCAATCCTGCTTTACCCATTGTTATCCCCTAACGTTGCCAGAGCTTTCGCTCTACCGCGTTCTTCTGCTGCTCTTTCAAGCGCGTCGTTTTCTAACCTATCTTTTATTTCAAACGCAGTCGCTCCGGTCTTGGTCGTTACGCGGTTGATATTATCTGTGAGCGTTTCCAAGCGAGTTGTTTTCTCGTGAACGTCGTCTATTCTATCGTTGATTCGTTCGAGTGTTTGACCAGTAGCCGCAAGGCATTCCGTCATCTGCCCCATCTGGTTCGCCATCTCAGTTTGATTTAGATCTATCTGGACGGAACCCTTGCCGTTCTTATTGAACTTCTGGTCTACGAGTTTCTCGATGATTTTAATGAGGCCCATAAGACAAGCAAACATCGCTCCGGCTTCAACCATCCCCGACTCCATGCCACTACCCTTCCTCTGGGACGGGTAGTGCAGCAACCCAAGCCGCCGCTTGAACTTGATTCAGCATCTCGTAACCGAGGTCTCTAAACTTATCAAAATCGCCGCCAACTTCTAAACCCAGACACGAGATCTTGAAGACTTGATGCGTGTCCGATTTTGCTCCAAGTCCAAATCGTCTGGTCCTCGTGTCGAATGTCGGATGCACGGTTGAAACGTTTCCTTCTGCGTCCGATACATCAAAATCATATTGCGTAACTTCCGCAGGGAACTCATTCCCAATATCTGACAAAGGCACAAGCATATAGGTCCAAGACCACTGCGACATCACAAACCTCCTACGACACGAAAGCCGCTAGTGTATAAAAGCTTCACTTCGTTTTCAGACAGTGAACGAGCGTAGACTCGCGGATAAGCAATCGCCCCGTCCCATTGCGCGGTAGTCCCAGTAGACCCGATTGTGAGCGGATCTGTGCCGGGAGTATCCCCACTCCTTGCGCTGATGTCTTTGTCGGCCGAGGCGTTATGAACTCCGTCGAGATACATCCTCGCAGTAGTCCAAGCCGATTCGCTCGTGTTTAGAACAAAGACATAATGATGCCAGTCGTTGTCAGTCAGATTCCCTTGACCGACATCGGTGCTGCCTGAACCGTCGCCAAAGTTGAATTGGATAGCGTCGGAAGCATCATCACGGATTCTCAAATACCAGCGGTCATTAACTTCGTCTTTATCGAGGATTGGGGTTGAAGAACCGTTTCCTAAATTTCTCATTTTAGCCCAAACTGAAACAGTGAATCCTTCAGATACGTCAGGGTTTAAATTCACATCGTGGGGGATCGTAACAAGCTCTTTCCCGTTGAGATTGATCACGGCATTGTCTGCTCGCTTCTCTTGTGTGCTTCCTAATACTGTAATCCCCGCTGTGATTCCTTCTGGGATTGTTGTCATTTCAGTACCGCCCACACGGGTCAAGTTCTTGGAACCCTTCAAGTCTTGAACAGTGAAGGCATTATCCAATTTCCAGTAATGAGACAAATCGCCAGAGCTTGCATAATTCCCAGAATCGGACAAAGGGTCAAACTCAGGGCCGCCGTCGTATAAAGCGGTGACTTCAGAAGCAGATAGATCATCCCCCCAGACTGCGATGCTCACAATGTAGCCATCAAAAAACCCGCCGGGCGAACCGCCAGCAACAAACCGAGCGCCGATAGCAGTCGAGTCAGAGCCTTGTGTCCCAAAACCGGTGAGCGAAGTAGATGTTTTTTCAGAGCCGTTCACGTACAGTTTCATGGTGCTGGTGGAATAACCGCTGCCATCGTAGCATCCGACAATGTGGGTGAGCTTTCCGGCATAGCTGACTCCGCCATCATCTGCTTTCCCGAAGTACCCCGAACCAGCGAAGTGTTGAAACTGAGCTTTTCCCGATGAAGGAATTACAATCCCGGTCCGACTATTGCCGTCGTTAGCAGTTTCGATAACACACTGACCGGCATCGCTAAACGGAATCACCCAAGCGGAAACCGCTAAACCGCTGGACTGATCCAAACCGTTGCCTCCAGTATAGTGATCGTTCGCGCCATCAAAAAACCTTCGAGATGTGCTCGGCATCAATCCAAGCTGTGGGCACGGCGGCTGCTGAGCTAACTCCATCCCGCAATTGTTTGCGAGAGCGTGATTATTTCTGCCAGAGGCATCCATAACATAAAGACCGTTGAGGCTGTTTGCCCCCGTAATCTGGTAATCCGTAAGAGGCAGGTAAAGCTTGAGCGCAGAAGCAGAAACCCCTGTCGGCAAAGCTTGCTCGGGATTGTTGTATTGCTCCAGAGCCTGAGCTGCTGTCAGGTTGACGTTGAAATATTTCACGCATGAAGCAGAGCCGTGGTAAGGGCTGGTCCCACTAGAATCAGCGAAAAGAAACTTGTTACCAGTCTCTGCGTTTTTTGTTCCTACAGGCCTCTGCGTGGAATCCAGGCTAGAAGCAACACCGTTAATGTAGAGAATCGGATCATTGGCTGTAGCCGAACCGTCATAAACAAGCGCAAAATGAAACCAGTTGCCCGCAGCGATCCCCATGTCGTTAAAGGTCCAGATTCCTAACGTGCTATCCCATTTCGCTTGAAAGACGAGCCCTCCACCGCTGGTCAGATACGCGAAAGTTCCAACGGTTGTATCAAATATGCGGTCGAAGTTGGCGTAGTTATCCACCTTCAACCACGTACTGAGTGTTCCACCCGATGCGAAAATTCCATCAAGGTCACTGGGCGAACCGAGCGAGAGGTAATCACCAGTGCCGTCAAGAGCTAGAGCCCGACCAGTAACCAGGGTTCCTGTGTTTGCATCACTGGACAGGTCCCGAGCATTCCCCTCACCTACGACGAAACGAGAATCGAGCGCTAATCCCGTTTTCGGATAAACTTGGCTGATGTCGGGGCTTGGGATCATTACTCGGCCTCTGTTGCTTCGGCTTCAAACGAAGGCGCGTCTTCTACAGTATGGCCGCCTTCTGCCATCTTTGTTTTCAGCGCCTCGATAGCGTTGTTTATCAAAGACGTTACACCGTCGCCCTCTACGGGAAGGTTCACACCGAAGCGGGTGTTCTCAATTTCGGGCAGTGTTGCGATCGCTTGGCAATTTGCAGTGAGTTGTCCTGTTGATAAATCTTTTGTGATCGTGACTTGCACTTGATGCAGTTGTTTCAAAGCCATTTTAATTATTCCCCGGTTTCGTCGACGACGGTTGAACCGTCCTCTTCTAGTTTAGTAATGATCGCCGCTTTCGCGTCGGTTAGTGATGTGTCTGCGTCAAGCTGTATAGAATCAAAACCGAACGCAATGCCTTCAACCTCGAATTTTGCTTTAGCCCCGCCGGTTACAGAACCGCCTTGTAATGTCAAATTGAGATGAACAGTTTTTAGATTCTTGGTTGCCATGATTTAATCCTTAGCTGAAGTTCTGGCCGATAACAGATGCATAGACATCGACATTGTTCGTGGTGTCGCAGAATGCGGTGAACTGAACGATATCGATAGCGTTGTTTCCAGTGCTCATAACGTGCGAAGCACCGCCCGCCCAATTGAAGGTCGTAGTTCCTGATAACGCCGAGCCTCCCGGTGCTCCGGTAGAAAATTCGATTGTAGAATAACTCAAAGTCTTAGCAGCCGAAGCGTGTTGCTTGATTCGCAAAGTGAAAGTCATGACACCGCCAAACCCAGGCAATCCCCAAAGCTTAATCTTATCGACGTTATCTACAAGCTGAATCATCCCAACGTTACCCATTTGAAACTGCACATTCAAATCAGTGTTTGAGTCGTCGAGATACACAGTCCGGTTCCCGTTTGTCTGGTCGTCGTTCCAAGTGTTAATTTGACCTAATTGATATTTCGCAAAAGCGATTCCGTACTTGCTGAACTTCATACAAGAAACAGCATGGGAACCAATGGTCATTTCCTTCTTAGTTCCTGAACCCAAACCACTGCCACCAAAGTTCATGGCGCTTGTAGTGTTCTGAATATCAAACTCGATAAACCGAGAACCGTTGGTGACTTCAAATTCCTTATTGCTCAGAGACGTGGTGTTAGACCCTACCCACACCGGACCATCAGAATCGATTCCCATTCTAAGAGTATTGTTGGTGTGGAAGTCCAGCTTATGACTAGCGGTGGTTCTTAAATGAAGTTCGCCGTTCTTGGCGTCAAGATAAGATCCGCTCGTACCGTAAGAAAAGAACGAAGCGCCTTCGGTCCCGTTTCGATACAAGCTCATAATCGAGCCGCCAGCGCCGTTCGTGTTGATACCTACAATGTTTCTGTCTGAGCCGTTGGCGGTTGAGTTATCGAACATCGCCGTGAACTTGCCATCGCTTGCACCTGTGACACTAGACAGATCTTGACCGCCGCCTGGACCGACTACGTGTAGAGGGTAGTCAGGATCGGCTTCGTTGATTCCTATTCTGCTATTTTTTGCAGACAGTTTGGAAACCGCGTCACCAGTAGTAAGCGAGAACAAAGCAGGATCAATGAAGTATGTTTTCGTCCCTCGCCCTGCCCCCGTCGCTCCAGGCGTTTCCGTGAGAACGAGTTCCGTGTTGCTGTTGATTTGTTTGACTGTGCGAATTTCAGTCCCGCCAGCATCGTTCGTGAACTTAATAGCATCGCCAGCTTCTAGGACGGTTGTAAACGAAGTCCCAGAACCGGTCACGGTAGCTGTAGAAATGCTTTCAATTGTTCCTGCGCCTTGAGTAATCAAGTTACCTTCAGCCGCGAGCATTGCGGTCGGGGTAGTCAAGTTGACTTGAAGATACCCTTCATCAAGAAAATACATCGACTGAGCTGAACCGTCGTTCCAGAACTGCATATCGTTGGTTGAATGGTTGTACGAGATACCGCCCATCGCGTTGTTGGCAGTATCGCCGAACTGGATTCTTTGCCGCGAAGACGTGCTACCGAGAAACGTAATCCCAAGTTCGGTCGAGTCGCTTTCAATGACAAGATCTTGGGCGTCGGTAGAAGCTGTTCCACCCGTCTGCGTTCCCGTCAGAAGGTGGATACCGCCAACCTTGCACAGCGCGGAAGCTTCGCCATTAGTTGTGATCTTGCCGTCAGCGTGAATGCGAAAACGCTCAGAACCAGCCGGATTGAACCCGATGTATTTCCCGGACTCCGTTTTCAATTTGACACCTGAGGTATCGGCGTAAAACGCCCCGATCTCAGTGCTATTAACAAAACCCCTGACTTGAACGTTACCGCTACCGCTTCCGGTGTTCAAATCAAGCTGGCATTTTGTGTTAGATCCCCCGGTGTGGTTATCAAGAAGCAGGACCGTGCCAGTACCAAGCGCCTCGCTTGAAGAACCTCCCGCCCCCGTCATGATTGTTCCGGCGCTTGTTACCTTTACAGCTTCAGCTAGAGAAGAGCCGTCGCTAGTGAGGAGAGATATCTTACCTTTGCTGTCGTCACCGGTCCCGTCGTGGGAACCCTGCACACGGGCCATCGTCACCGCAGCCGGAGAACCGCCGCCGGTTTTCAAACCCGTAAAATCCATTTGAGATTCACGACCGCCGTCAGTGTCTTCGGCTGTGCTGTTATCAAATGTCAAAGTGGGGCTGGCGTTCTCGATCTCAAGGTTGCCCGTGTGACTTACTGCTCCAGAAATAGCGACTGTCACTGCGCCGCCTGATTCCGATAATCGGATTCCTTCTACACCGCCCGCGATTAAGCTGAGTTGATCTTCTGCTGCACGACCCAAGCCAGTATCGGAGTCGCTCAAGTTTGGCAGAACGTTCGGCGTCGTTGCGGAAGCGCCTGTTGACAGCAAAGCCACTGAACCAGATGCAGCATACGTCACATAGTTAGGTCTAACTTGAAAACGCTGTCCCGATGCGCCGCCAGCCGACAAGTTCAAAATCTCATTACCGTCCGTCGTATCGACGACGATATAGTCCTTTGAATCAACTCCCTCAATTTCCAGAGCCGTAGAGTTGTTATCCGCAAGGTCTATGACTGTGCCGCCTGGAGGCAGCTTGTACTGAACTATCTTTGGCATCTTAGAAACCCCTCGCTTCAGCGTTAACAGTCCCGCCAGCGGATGTCCCGACATATGTCAATTTGCATTCGGAGATTGGGAAATCAAAAACGATGGTGGTCAGGTCGTTGGCTGCACACGCGGTTGACTGCATCTCGCGGAAAGTACCCGAAGGATCCTTGTAGTGTACCTTCGCAGTCCCGACAGTGCTCGGGAAGATATAGAAAACGACACCCGACTTTATGAAGCGCGGAGTACCGAACTCTATGATATCTGTGTCTGAGGTTGTGTAAGCTTTGCCACTTACGGTTGATCCGCGAACTGCTGCCATCGGTCGTTCTCCATCCGTCTATCCGGTCTTAGATCGGGGACCGCCGCCTATGTATACGCGTCCCGACTTTTAGAGCTTACAGGATCGCTGAGGAGTCTGGAAGGAAAAAACGGCGAGGAACAAACACGGGGAAACGGATCTGCCCCTCGCCTCAGCCACAAGTGGCCGATATCTTTCGATTTAATAGACCTCGCGTCCGCTGAAGAAACTGTAGTTTGAGCGGACGGGTGGCGCTGTCCCTGTGTAGGCGATTTGAACCTCAACGGTTTCGCCTTTGACTAGGTCAACCGCGCTGACGTTCAGAGGTGCTATGACATCGTTCCATTCGTCCGTACCGTTAGCACTGTCAGCCAACTGGATTGAAGCAATGGTTCCGGCTGTAGAGGCGACAATCTTCGGGTTCAAGTCACGGATGCCCACAGCACCTTCGATGGAGAGCGTTGCGTTGAAAGTATATGTACCGCTGGCAGGGCAGGTGAAGACTCCTGTGGTCGTTCTGTAGACGTCTCCATGGTCGTGTATTTCTGTGTTGAACTCAACAGTGTCACCAGAACCGCTCGGGGTAAAATCCGAGGAAGTACGCTTGGCAGCGAAGCTGAACGGCTCCACTTGAATATCAGCGTTGTTGAACAGCGTTGTATTTCCACTTCCGTTCGTAGAATACATTTGAACACTTGCGAAAGCCGCATCTGACGGAGGTGTGAAAACACCGGAAAGAGGAATCCATGCTCCAGTGCTGCTCAGGTTCCCGTTGTGGATTGTGTTCTTCTGCGTGCTTGCTTGCGCTCGGTTTGCGTCCCACCAGTAAACGACCAAACGAACCGTTTCCGCGGCCGACTGTTGGTACATACCGCTGATTCTGTAAGCCCTGTTCTTGTCTACAGGAATCTTCTCGCTGTAGATCAAAACGATATTTCCGGTTCCCAAGGTCTTTATAGAATGCCGACCACTATAAACAGTCGCGTCCTTAGTGAAGTCAGTACCGGCTGTTCCTAAACTTAACTCCCACCCTGGAGGCATCGCACCGCTGTTCGGGTAGATGTCAAAGCCAGGATTCCAAGAAAGCTTCCTTCCAGGTTCAAAAGCGATCTTGTCCATTTGCTCTACAGAAATAGTTCCGAAGTTCCGCAAGTCTGTGACGGAGCTGACCGAAGACGCTGCTACAACTTTCGCCAAGCGAACTTCGCCAGGAATGAGTTCAGGTTCCGCCGCTGAGGTGCTCACTTCGTTCTTAATGATTGCGCCTGTGAAAAGGCTCATGCCGATATAAGTGTCTTTGTTCGCGGTGACGTTAGTGGTTATCGCAGCGTCGGACTCGCGAGTTACTCCAGAACCTTGTACAGCCCCAGCAGCGATGCTGATTCCAAGACCACTCGTTGCAGTTACAGCCATCGTCGTGGTCTTTGCGTCCATGACAGAGGCGTTCGTTGCAGCGGCTCTGGAAGCTATGAAGCCTCCCTTAGCAACCTGTCTAGGGGAATCAACAATACCAGGAGGGCGGGATGTGACAGTCACCGTAACAGCGCTTGAGTGCGTAGCATAAGCAAGTTCAAAGTTGATTCCTATAGAATCGCCGAGTGGATTGATCTCACGCTTAATGACTTCAAACTTTACGTCGGAATCCAGCCCGTCTATCCCAAGCTCGGTGGAGCAGAACAAGTCGTTGTCCAAAGAAACCAAGTCACCGATTTCCACGTTCATGTGCTCGAGAGTGGTGCTGAACTTTATCTTTGGGCAAGTATTGGAAAACCTTTTCAGGACATATTCGCCGTATTGAAAAGCAGCAGTGATGTCAGCAACAGTTGTCACACCCGCAGCGGTAGCTTCGACACCTTCGGCTTCCGTGCCTGCGAACGGTCTAGAAACTAGCGTTGTTAAGAAAAGGAGTTGGGAAGCTTCTTCTGTGCCGTCGGGATCGCCTTCGTGATCTCGCATGACGTAATTTCCGGTCAAATCAGCGGCGCTGAAAGGCGTAATAGATTTCAATATCTCTGTTCTGTATAGGCCAAAGTAAGGACGGTCAGCAGAAAGTTTCGCGTCGGCGGGTTGCGTACCTCCTCCAAGGTGTAGATCTCTAGTCCCGCAAATCGGGCTATCAGCCGCAAAACCTTTGAAAGCTGTTGAGCTTCCAGACAACTGGTCATGGAGGTGCACGGTAGCAGCTGAGATATAGTTCACAGTGTGGGACATGTCGTGCGAACCGTAGTTAGTAATCGCGGTTGAGTCTTTTTGAATCAAACCGTCAACCGATGAAAGCTTACCGAAACAGGTTTTCACTTCAGTAATTATTTCCAATCCGGCTGCCTCTTGCTCGAAGTCCGTGTATTCGTCAACGGTGAAGTGCTTAGTGACCGAGGAGCTTTCGTCGTACCTTACGATCTTCACTTTATTGGTTCCAGGATCCGTGACGAGCGTAGATCGAGTGAGTCGCATACACTCATCGATATACTCGGTGATGTTGACTTCTTGTTGGCCTCTGTCGACTCCGTTTGTTTCTACTTCAGGGTCTACTGCACCTTGCAACACGGGAGGGATGCTCCCATCGGTTGTATTATAGAAAACGAAGGTGCCGAAGGTGTAGTGTGATATGTCAGTGTGATTCGCGGGAAGGAAACTCGCGGTGTCTAAGTTGCCGGTTGAAATACCGGCATCGACGAGCATCTGCCTTAGAGCAGTGAAAGGGTGCGTATCCACGTAGGAACGAAAACTTTTCACGCCTTCTGTAGAATGAACGAAAGCGCGGACTTTGATTGAAAATCCGCCCTCGACAGGCGATACCTGAGTTATAGGTCCGCTGAAAATATTTTCAAAATGGGTCAGGGCAAGATCAGAAGCGCCGAGCTTAACGGTCATGATCTTGCCTTGGAACTTCTTGCCAGCCGTCGCCAACTGTCTAATCCGGCCGTCGTCATAAACGTTGAAGTTCATTTCGGCTGTTTGAGTGGACCTTGTTATAGGATCCACCGTTGCGGAAACAGCCGTCACGTCTGAAAGCACCGGATCGCCTGTTATAGTGCTTTCCATGTCGGGGTCAGAGCAATTGTGAAACTCGTAAGTAATAGCGCTCAACGCAATGCTACAGTGAACAACGGGATACACCGTTGCTTTCCCCATAGCTTCTTTGAAAGAATCGTTTAGTGGATAGGCCACATCATTCCCTTGATAAGAAAGGCGTCTGCTCAACCATTCCGAAAGTCAGCAGTCTTTCAAAAGGGCCGTTCAGGGGGAAAGCTAGGACAGGACTGTCCAACAAGCAGAGCATCGGCTTCGGGGAACTGTTAGGTGTTTCAACGTACATGAACGGGCGAGTCCCTTCATCTATATCGTTGAACCAATCCTCGATGTTGGATATCTCCGCATCGGCAGCGATCACACTGCTGAACTGTCTTGTAGCTTGCCCACGATACATCACGTATCGTTTGCTCACGCCGGATTTAGAAGTAAAGTCAGAAGCGAGCGAGCGCTCGTCTTTGTTGTTCCAAGGGATGTCGGGGTTGCGCTGTAAAGAATACCGCTGACCAAGAAACAACTCGCCCATCGCCAACTGACGCGAAGCCAGACCGTTCGTCGTTACCTTGATTCGTATGTAACGAACGTTCGTGAATTGTTTAGCGGTTCCGCCGGCCGAATAAGTCGTGCCTCCAGCGTGATTCAAGTTGAAACAACTTATCCGGGTGTCTGTGGTGCCTGAGAGACTGCCGGAGTTGAATATCTCAACCGTGTTCACGCCCGAAGCGCCGAAAGTAGCCGAGTCCGATATGTGGAGAGCTACGGTTGAAGCACCGACGGAATTGAAGTTATGACCAAGGATAAACAATGTGTCGAAAGCGATGGTGTTGGAACCCATATCCAGAATGAAATATTTTTCTGTGTCCGTGGATGCCGTGTCTTTGGTCAGAACGCTGCCGAGTTCGTCATAAGCGCGATACGCTGGGAAGGTAGCGGCTGTCCTATCAGTGTCTGTCACTTCCCCGGCGTCTTCACGCCATCCCTTTCCAGCAGGGTCTTTCACTTGCTGAACGACCATCATAGGTTTGTCGTTGGAAAAGCTAGTCGTTTCCGCACTGGTTAAGTCGCTTGATCCATAAGCCATTAGAACATCCCCTGCCCTTTGAGTTCTTTAAGTGCAGGAACGATATTCTGGCGAACAAACTTCTTCAACTCGCTCTTACTTGCTGGGATGGTCGTGTCCATCACGACGTTGATGTTTGTCGGTGCTGGGGCTCCTGAGTTTCCTCCACCTGGGGCGAACCCGAAGCTCCCTCCCTGCTGTAGCTGTTTCACCTGATTCGTCGTTAGGACGTATTCTCCAGGCATGGCCATGATTGGAACGCTGTCCTTTCCTGGAGTACCGCCCGTGATGAAACCACCGTCCTTCTTACCTTTGAAACCCATAGCAATGAAGCCACGAACCAGACCGAACATCGCCGCTGCTGCCGCCGCTGCTAGAGCGGGACCGATAACAGGGATACCCGCTTGCGACTTCGCTGCTCCAGCCGCTGCAGAAGCGGCGGAAGCCATGACTTCCGTCTGCATAACTTCCAGAGCGGTGTCGATCATACTCGCGCCGACCGCCTTCATACCTTCAGCGACCGCGTTCTGTCCTTCTTCAGCAGCGTTGAAAGCCGAAAGGAACGCGCTTGAAGACTGGTCAGCAACGCCGACCATCATGGTTTCCATCTCAGCGGCTTGTTCAGCTCTTTTTGTAGCGGCTGCTTCTTCGGCTGCTGCTAACTCGTTGGTCATTTTGATTTGCATCTGCAAACGGTGCTCGGCCTGCTCTGCCGCTAGTGCTTCGACCGCAGCTTCGGCGTCTGCCTTGCGCTTTGCTCTCGCGTCTTCTACAGCTTTCAGCTCTTCCAGTGACTTGGTTGTTTCCTTGGTTGCATCGGCAACTTTCTGCTGAGATGTCGCCGTCTTAATCACCATCGGCTCTGTGTTGAGTAAGGCGTTCTCCATATTCTGTATAGCGATGATCTGCTCGCCTGTCGCTTCGGCTGCGTCTCCCATCGCTTCATGGTTATTAACCATCGAGAGAGTGAAATCGTTGTTCACCTCGGTCAATGCCTTGGACTCGGGAAGGAGCATGTTCAGCCCCCGGATACCTGCGTTGATAGTTCCCAGTAAACCGGCCATGATCGTATTGAAACCAAGTAGCAACGTTTCCCAAGCGATCGTGATCGTACCGCCGACGGCTATGAAAGTTTGAGCAAGGATGCTGACCGCCTTAACAGCTAAACCCGCGCCGAACTTCAAACCGTTGAACACGGCTTCAGCGACAGGCGCGAACGTGTGAAGCTCGTCTTGCATAACGTTAAACGCACGGATGAACGACGGCATCATGGCTTCGCCGACAGTTCTTGAAACTCCGTCCATCATACTCTGGACAGAGCCGAGCTGGTTGTTGAACTCGTTACCTAGAGCCGCGCCTGTACTGCTCATAGTGATGCCAAGGTTGTCGGCTTTGTCGGCTAGATCTTTCATTCCTGCAGAGCCGAGTTCCAGCATAGGGATCAATTCAAGACCAGCGCCACCGAGGAGAATGTTAGCGGCTCCGGCTTTTTCGGCTGAACTACCTTGCTTGGCTATGATGTCAGCAGACTCCATGAATAGCTGTTTAGCTGATTTCATATTCCCTTCAGCATCGCGGACACTGAGTCCCAGCTTTTCCAGGTTGGCGTCTCCCATCACAGCTTTTTCTGAAACTGTTTTCAACGCATCTTGGAACTTCATAGCTTCGGCACCGCTCTGCTCCGCTATGAATTTGAACTGGCTCATCTCTTCGACGCTGACTCCAGTTTTTTGAGACATGAAAAACATCTCGTCCGCAGCGGCTGCAATACTTTCAGTGAACTTGAACGCAGCGACAGCGGCTCCCGTAACGGCGGCCCCGACCGCAACGACAGCGACACCAAGCTGTTTGAAACTGATGTTGGTAGTCTTTGCTTTCTCGAAAAGTTCCTTCGTCTTGGAAGTAGCTTTCCTCAAAGCTCCGGACATCTTGTCTTTTAGAATGAGCGATATGCCTACTTTGCGGTCGACTTCTGCCATGACTGTGCTCGCCTTTCTGCCTTCTCAAGTTCAACAGCGTTCTTGATTTCTGTGCAAGCCAGTATCGCTTCAATCACGAAGTTAGGCTGCTCCATCAAATCGTTTCCGCCCCAAGGTAAAGCTCCGAGTTCTTTGTACTCGCTCCACCACGAAACACACGACCAAGTCTCGTCATCAATCTGGCTCCAAGGACATCTCCTAAGAGTGGGCATCCACTCCCAAGCTATGTTCTGGTTTTCCTCAGTGTCGCAGTTACGCAAGATCCTGAGCTTGTCGCCTTCTTCAAAGTCGTCGCCCTTACACTTTGTACATCCCCACTCTTTGACATTGCTGTCTGTACTGAGAAGCATGCGAAGGGCGATTTCTATTTTTTTCTTAGACCTTCCTTCAGCACACTGATCTCGGTCAAGGCTTGAAACACTTCGTCAACGAAGCTTACCTCGCCACGATCGAACAAAGCCTGACCGTCTGTGATTGCGTTGCCTCTGATGTCGTCGTAGTTCTGGATGGACTTAACACGGTCCCGAACGATCCGCTCCACAACCTTTTCCAAGTTGTTTTTCTTGGAGTTGACGCTGCGAGTGTACGCTCTAAACTCGCCTCCGGTCATAGGGCAAAGCGTGATCACGCATTGCTCTTCTTCTGGGAGTTCCCGGTTGTCGCCGTGCGAAGGCACGAACTGGACATAATCCTCTGGTCTTAGTTCTGTCATGTGTTTCCCCGTTAGTTTTCTTTCTACTGATTAAAGCTCACGATGATTTCTTGGTTAGAATCGTCGGCCGCCGGAGTGTTCAGTGCAACGAAAGGAACGCTGATAACAACTTCTTCCGCTTCCGGCACACTTAACCCAGCGAAGTTGAGTTCGCAGGTTGGCATCCGGACCAACACCTTGAGTCCGGTGGCGCTGCCAAGCGTAACAACGATTGGAACACTTGCGAAACTTGGGTTGTCTGTAGCGCCGAGCTGGACGTAGCGTTGCGCCAAACTCTTGATGAAGTCTTTACGAGCACGGAAGCTGATGTTCCCGGAAGTTGCTCTGTATCCGGCAATGAAGTCGGATGTGCCCTTGGTAAAGGCTTCGTCACTTAAAGGCTTCAAACCGTTCGTCACTGTCACGTCAAACGCTGTGATCGGTAAGGTAACACCGTTCAGCACTAGGCTTCCGCCAATCCCGTTGACCGGGCTTCCGGCGGTTGTCTCTGTGTATGTCTCAGGGGTGATCGCTTCGCCGGTTGCGTAGGAACCTGACGTCACTGTGAGCGTATCTGCTGCTGACTTGGCGGTTACGATCGCGGAACCAGTGTTGATATCTATGCAAGAACCGACCATGAAGTTTACACCGTCGCCAGTAACGAGCGGGACGGACGTGCTTGATGGAGAAGACGAACCGTGCGTGTTACCGGTTCCGGTCAGTGCGTAATTGAAAGCTCCACCACTGAACGAGATGCGCGGCTCGTCGCCACCGCTCGCCGAGATGCTCACTTCCTCAACCCAGCAACCGAACAAATCTTCGCGGAATACACCGTTGGCCGTTCGCGCCATGCGAACAGTCGGCAGATCGTTCACGTCAGAAACACGGTAGGACAAGAGCCGAGCGTGGTTAGAACCGCCCGAGCCCCAAGTCCCGAACGTTTGTGAATCAACGTCAAAAGTGACGTCAGTCCCGTTCGCGTTTACCGCGAGGACTTTGTATTGGTTACCGTTCAGCTGAGTCATTCCGGTAACGTTTTCAAAATACACTTGGTCGTTCACTCTGAATGGGTGACCAGCACCGAAAGTGATAACAGCGCTTGACGCTTTGGTCGCGGCTGTGATCTCAGCGCAAACTTCCGTAGAGTTTGCCGCGCTCAGTGTGCTCGTGGTTCCTGTGCCGAAAGCGCCACGGAGCAACGGAGCGATATCAGGCATGACCTTCGTTCCGGCTGGGAGCAGGTAGCTTTCGCAGCTCCAGGCGACGTCTTGCTTGCCTGTGATTTTCTCGAGAACAGAACGCGAAGAACGTGCGTCCATTCTGTCGTTACGTGCAACGGTAAAGTCCATCGTCGTAGCGAGCACCTTAGCAGCGTCGCCTCCAGCGAGGGCTTCTTGGCTTGATGTGCCGTACTGCGCTCCAGCGGTTGTTTCTTCCTTGCAGAAGAAGCGCAGGTTTCTTCCTAATGCGTGGTCGGTTGTTGCTCCCATGACTAGCTCTCACTTTCGTTTGGTTGTTCTTGCTCGGAATCAGCAGCCTTCTTGGAAACTTTCTTGGCTACTTTCTTCGCGGTTTTCTTAGGCGCGTCAGAACACTTTTCCCAATCGGGCGTGTTGCAAAGTGACTCAGCCGTTCCTTCAGGCAAGTCCAGCTCTTCTCCGGCAGAAATAGCCCTGTCTCCGAGCCTGATCGGGTTGCTGCCTGTATACTTCACTTTCATATCACACCTCCTATGACTGTCCTGAAGTTCTCATGTACGCGACTTCCGTACTTAGGATCATAGTTCCTTCGTGCATAGCGTCCGGTGATCCTTCGTCTGTGTCAACCGATAGTACCGTTGTTGAGATTGCATTGGAACCCCTAGTGGTATCCACGTTGAGCGCCGCTATAATGTCGTCCAGAAGGTTGTTCAGCTTTGTTTGGCGAGCCGGTTGGGTCGCTTCGGATATATGCACAATGATCTGGATAGGAAGCACGCATCGGATTTGATCGCCTGGGAGATACTCCAACTGCTCGGCGAGCGGAACATAACCGATCCAAGGCTTCAGCCCTTGCGGTACACCCGCCCAAGCTTTCCCAACTGGCTCCACCGTAACGACGGTGACGTTGTACCCGTTGCCGGTTGTAATCGAAGCGAGCGTTGTGCTCAGGTTGCTGAGTATGCTTGATCGTGCAGGCGTTCCCATTACTTCACCTCAAACACTGATGCCCCAGCGAACACGTTCATGACAGCATCGCCGATGAGATTCTGTGTAAGCGGAGCCCATTTGTTCGCGGCTTCTGTTAAGTAGCCGGAACCCTTCTGGTCCGAGTACTTGCGGAGCATGTATTGCGCCACGTACTTCGGTTTCTTTTTGCTACCCTTCTTGACAGCGAACACACCGCGAGCGTTCCCGCCCTTGCTCTTCGGTGGGATATAAACGAGGACCCCGTAGTTTGATTTCCAATTCCGAGGGCTCCCCGTGTTCTTGGCTCTTTTTGTCAAAGGGACAGCGAGGTTGGGACCTCCTGGTTTCTTATTGATACGTCCGCCGGTTTCGCGGATAGCCGCGTACACGACCGAAGAGTAAGCTCCAGCCGTAAAGTAACCGCCCTCGATAATCGCTGGAGTAGGTTCAAAAGAGCCGGCGAGGTTACCAGTACCTCTCGGGAACTTAGCCCTGCACACTTGGTCAATGATTGTGGAGGCGAGTTGAGCTGATTCGAAAGCTGCTTTAAACGCTTTCTTCTTTTCCCAAGTGTCGGCCACTTCTTCCAGGAATCGGCCAAGCTCGTCGTCTTTGCTTGCCTTCTTAACCACCGTATTCTTCCGAATCTTTATCCTCAGAAACGTTGCCGGTTCCTGGGTAATCGTACTCGCCACGGCGGAAGTCAGGCTTCACAAAATCGCTGTCGTCGTTGATTGTATCGTGGCGGCTTCGGCTGAAGCTTCCGCTATACCTTGCACCACTGTTCCCGCGATTCTGCTTCAACAAATCCGCAAGGAGTTCCTGATAATGCGAGAAGAATACTGTGGTGTCAGCGCTCATTCCAGCAGCGCTCCGGGCGACCGTCCTCGTGTAAGAGGCTATGATCGCACGGACCGCTGAAATGGAAGTGAGAAGGATATCGCTGTTGTGCTCTGTTAACAGAGCGTCCAAAGTTTCGTTAGACAAGAGCTGATCGGCCGTGTCTATGTCGCCAATCTTGAGGCGAACCTTATCTCTATTTGTAGAAAGAGATGCATCGTAAGACCAGCTCATGTCTTCATTCCTTTGGAGTTACATTCAGAACCTTCCGGCGTCTACGCTTCACAGGTTTCTTAGGCGTAGGCGCAAGCCGTAACCACCCAAGATTCTTGTGTGCTTGTAATTGACGCAGAGGCCACGACGAAGCTTCCGGCACGGGATCGCCTACTCGACGATCTTCGTACCGGCCCTCCGACGTTTTGACTTTCAATGGTTTCCCCGCTACCCAGTCCATTGATTATCAAGCGCAGTTGATGAAGCGAGCACCGAGTACGGTTGAAACTTGCTTCTGGTCATAGGACATTTCCATTTCGATACGGTCACTGCGAAGGTGGTCCATACGGAAACGGCTCACACGCTGACCGTCCGGCCCTGCTCCAGTGTAACCACTCCAAGCAAAGGTGTATCCAGCTGCAGGATGCATCAAGCTCGGTGAATCTGGAACATACATCAGAACAGCGGTTGTTCCGGTGAAGATACGGCTGAAGCTGTCAGTCGCTCCCGCCGCTGCTGTGTTTTCAACACCGCGAGCGACAAGTACCTTATCCATTCCAAGCAAAGAAGCCAGCATGTCTTCGGTGACGACGCCTGTCTGGGTGTAACGGATACGATCAACAACGTCCGCTGAGTTCTTGATCGCGTTGTAAGCGTCAACACCGAGTACGAGCGTGTTCGCTCGAAAGCCGGTCTTACCTTCAATTGAATCAGCTTGCTGATCAATATCTTCAATAGGTGTACCGCCAGAAGCGTTCCACTTAGTGAAGCCACCAGCGGCTAGGTTGATATCGGCTCCGGTGTTAGAACCAGTCCAAGAACCACCAGTAAAATAATCAGCGGCCCAGTCTTTGTCCCGCTTGATCATCATCTGCTGAGTCAGGAACTTAGTCGCGTCCGCGTCCATGTCCAAAGGAGCATCGGCGTTCGCACGGATCTGGTCAGCTACGTCTTTGTGAAGAGCTTTCACGCTGCAAGAATAAGAATCTGTCGTCAGGTCGTAACCTGCTCCAGCTGACTCAGTTCCAGGAGCGCGATCTTTAGCTTCCGCACGGAAGAAGTCGCCTTGATCGTACTTAAAGTACAGATCACTTTGCTTAGGTACACCCACAAGAGGGAACACCTGATTTGAAATGAAAGCCTTCGCTTCTTGTAGATAAGCGATGCTGACGTTAGTGAGTGGAGCATTTACATGAACATCACTGCGTGTTGGATTCGGCATTTTCTAGATCCTCCTATAAATGCTTGGTTATGCGAGATAGCTTGGAGCAGCGCAGTTAATAACAGCGGTTCCGATTTCACCGGCTCCACCAGTCGCGGTCAACATAGTCCCAGACATGTACTCGTTGTTATCAGTCCCAGGGATTTTTTTGTTGGCCTTGCTATCCGCCGCCGGACCGATGATGTTGTGCTCATCAAGAGCTGCATCAGTCACGATCTTCGTGCAGCCAACAACCATCACAGCAGCCGCCTGACCCGAAGTAGGTTTGTTTTGAAGAACACCAATGGGGCGATCTGTGATTGCTGTACAAACATTGACCTTCCCGTTCGCGTCTGTTTTAACGAATAGATATTGTGAAGACGACAGATCAGCTGCTGCTTCCAGAGTGATCATAAGTCTACCGCTAGTGTTGTCATAAGCCATGACGGATCTCCTTACTTACCTTGCTCTTCAAGGTATTGTGAATAGAGTTCTGGATGCTTCTTCATCACTTGCTCAAATGCCAGCGCGTAGGATCCACCAGATTTCTGAACTACTTGTTTCGCCATTGTGTCGAGCTTGGCGTAGGCGTTAGCTCCACCGCTTGTTTCGGTGTTCGTACCGAACTCCTTGAACAAATCGGCTTTTTCAATGGTAGTGCTGACTGACTTGAAAACAGTTTCCAAGTCTTCCGCTACTTTTGGCGCAACCGAAGCGAGGGTTTTGAGCATGATGCCCAGCTCTTCCGAAGACTTGCCTGGGATATGCGGAAATTCTTTTTCAGCTTTGGAGACGTACTCTTTGCGGAGGCGCTCGTCACGCTCTACCTTCAAAGACTTCTCAAGCTTCTCGGCTTTGGCGATTGCGTCACGGTTTGATTTCCAAAGAGCAGTCATTTGACCACGAACATTTTCGGGAAGTTCGTTCAGGGATTTTTGGATAGACTTTTCAGCCATGTCCTCGCCCTTCTCTTCTTCCTCTTCTTTCTCTTCTTGGATTTCGGAAGCGAGGCTTGTTTCAGCGTCGGGCTTGTCTTCGGATTCGTGTCCCGGCTCGTGTTCCTTGCCGTGTTCTTCCGTATGCTCTTTTTCGCTTTCTTCTTCGGCCTTCATGTAGTCTTCCGGCCGACCTTCCGGCTTTTCCACTTTTTCCTCGTCCTCGTCAGCTTTATCGGCTTCTTCCTCTTCGGCCTTATTTACACCAAGGCCTTTAGCAAGAAGGTCCACCGCGGACTCCGATGAAAGGGTGTCTGAGTAAGCGTTGAGGATTTTCATTGCGCCTTTCAAAGCTTGTGCGGTTTCTTCGTTGATATCCGCGCTTTTCAAGACTGTTTCGAATTGGTTGTCTTCGCTGCTAGGAGCGTCGATCACTGCGTGTAGGATGTCTGACATCTTTTCTTTCTCCAAGGATTTCATGACTGGGAACCTTTTCTTTTTGTTTGCTCCAGCAGGAACAAGACTCACTTCCAAAGTTTCCACGTCGGTCAAGGCTGTTATAGCCATCACAATTCTTCTTTCAGTTCTATGAACTCGACTTCGGGCATACTGGCTTTCGTTGTCTCTTGGCGGTTACCATAACCTCCAATGGAGTAAGCGTTCAACTCACCCGCTTTGACCTTCGCCCACTCCGCATCCCCTAGTTTCGTACCTAGCACCCACGAGCCTGAATGTACGACATCGTCCCCGAAGGGCATCGTATATGCTCTATGAGGTTCACCGTCCATAGCTTTTTGATAATCGGCTCGCGTCGGATACGGAACCATGTAGCTCTCCACAGGGGAGGCGCTAGTTTCTTCGCTATGGTCAAGCCCAATAACCCGCGACTCCGCGAGCCACCTGTGGGCAGTTTCCTCAATTGCTCTTGGAGGAACCCAATCGTCTTGTGAGTCAATTTGGTACGGATCCAAAACAACTCCATAGACTATTTGTTTCTCCTGGTCTGCCTTCGCAATCGGCACCACCATAGACAGCGCTTCAGACTCGCCAGGAAGAACCTGACTAGAACGATCCTGCTTTTCAATCAGCTCATCTGGATTCGAACCTATGTCCTCTTCTGTTTTAGAGTATCCGACAGGGCTAAAGGTTGCGTCAAGAGATTTATTAGCATTTCGCTTCAGGACTGTTTTTATTTTCCGGCTGACTTCGCCGCTATCCCCAAACCGGCGAACGGCTTTCGGGTGTGGGAGGCTACACGTTGCAAGGTCGCCGAGTGCTTGTTTAGCAACGCGACCAAGCGCGATAACTTCCCGAGGTTGTTGGTTTTCTAACCACTCAAGTTGAGAAACATCCACAACACAGATGTCGCTCTTCCGTAGGTTGAGCGGCTTGAGGTACATGTCGTTGAATATCCTACCGTCCTGCCCTGCTAAGTACGTCCCACGAGCAACGTCCACTTCGTTCGGTTCTTCCACAACGAAAACGAACGGACTGTCTGGGTTGTGAACCGGAACGCTGCTTTTGTTCAGTCGCTTGAGTTGCGCTTGGCGCTTTTCGTACAAAGCCTTGGACTCGCGCACTAGCTCGGAAGCCGCGAACTTCATGCCTCGTTTTGACATCTCTTCCGTGGAGTACATGGCTGCTCGCACAGCGCCTTCTCGCACCGCGTCATCTCTGCTGTGTTCTTTGAACCAGGAAAGCAAGTGCTGGAACACAACCTTTAAATCGCTATTGTTCAGCTCAGAGAGCGTGTCAGGTTGCATCTGTGCAATCGCCATCAGTGCTATCGCTTTGTCGCTTCCTTTGGAATACTTGCGCTTTCCGCCTGCTTTGCTTCTAGCGGCTTGATGGATCTTGGCGTACGCCCATCCAGGGATCTTGTCCTTGGCTAATTCCAGCGCCGCTTCAAGGTACTCCTTGCTCGCCTTCTCAACTTCTTGTTCCTTCTTAGCTTCGCGCTCAGCGATGCTATTGGCCCAAGTCTTACCGGCATCGCCGCCCCAAAGTTTCCAGGCAATCAAACCGGAACCTGGATAACCTGGGGCAGAACGGTCGCGGTTCTTCGGTGCCTTCAAGTCAACCTCGTGCCGAGCAAAGTAGCTGACCATCCTGTTGATAGTCTCCAGGGGGATGCCGTCGCCGTTAGATAAATTTCTAGCGCGTGCAACACCGATCTCGGTTCCTCCGCGACCGTGCTCACGACGCATCTCCAAGCCGCGAGCCGCTTCCTCTTGTACACCCTTGGGCGGCTTGAAAGATTCCTTGAGGAGAGCTGTAGCGTCCGCCTTCTTGGTTGATTTCGGGTGGCCCTTGGGAAGCAGGTCAAAGTCTGTTTTGTACTTGGGGTTCGCTGGTCTGCCCGAACTCAACAACTTCAAGAACGCATTGACCCGCGCTATCGCCCACTGGTCGCGGCTGGTCACGTTGGCTCGGTGGCTTGTGGAGAAAGCACCCGCGCCTCTACGGAACACAGCCTTCAACATCCCAAGGTCGGCTCGTTTGGTTTTGGCGTCACCGACCTTTTCGTTGTGCTCGTCGCGCTTCGTTTCCAACGTTTTTATGTTCGCTTCGCTGAGCACGATACCGCCTCTAGAACCTCCCGCTGAACCCCTGGGGTTTCGCGTACTCCCTGTTCGCCTTTCGCTAGGTTTCGCTGGAGCCTTGTCAAAGCGCGATCCCGCTCTGGCGGTAGCAGTGGCAGCGGCTAACTCTTTGTCGCCTGTGCGTTCGAGTATGGCGTTGTAGATCTTGTCCCACTCTTCGCCCTTCTTCAGCGGGTCGTGCTGTGCGTACTCCGGGTCGGGTGTTCCGTACTTGTCAACGGGTTCTTCAGGCAAACGATCGGGATCGTGCTCTAGTATAACTTCCACAGTGATTGACTCCACCGCTCCTTCGTGTGGCGCGTAGTCGCCAACCATCAAGATCGGTCCGCCTTCGTACTGCATCCAGTGATAACCCTTCGGGGCTGCTATATTAATCTTCCGCATCTGGTTGCTCCTTCGCTTCTGCTTGCTCGGCTCCAGGATCCGCTGTACCGGCTGAACCTAGTAGGCGCTCAGCCTTGTCCTGGTCTACACCGTAGGCGGTAACGATCAGCTCCACAGCCGCGTCCCGTGGCATGTTGTCGCAGGCTACGCTCTCGATTATGGACATCAGCGACTTCACGCGACCGTCGTCCATATCTTTATTTATCGCCTGAGATGAAGCGTCATCTTCTTCCTGTTTTTCAGGCATCCCGTACATGTCCGCCATCACTTCTTCTTCTGGCGGTTCCTCTGCCATCTCCGTCCCAGATTCAACGGCTGGAAGGTTGGCGAACTCCCGAGCGTAGCGCTCAAGTTCTTCGTCGGGTGTAATCACCCCAGCCCCAACCAACTGAGTCAGCGCTCCAGCTAGTTCGGCGACGTCCGGTGTTTCAATATCCGCGAACCGGAGCTTGGGATACAACGAAGCATCGGTGAACCCGTTAAGCCGCATCAGCCTGGGGATTGCTTGCTCGTTGAAGGTGGCTGCTATGGTTTGCAGGTAGGTTCCTAGAGCTTGCGCGAAGAGCGCTGTTTTGTTGCTGCTCAACGCGAACGAACCGTGCGAATCCATACCGAGCAGGACGAACTCGCCGAGCACCGATAACGCAACGCGTGATTCATAACGCTTCACGATTTCGTTTACGTCAATCGGGCGGCGACCGCCTGAACTAAGCAGGCTCAACCGGAAGCCTGTGGGGTTGCCGTCCATGTCTTGTTCGGACGGGATCACGACGCCTTCGTATTCGTCGCGGCGGATTTTCTGAATCATATCGCGGAAGTCGTCAACAACTGCCTTCTGATTGCTGGAGGCGTTTGCTGCTAACAACTCGGTCGGGACTTGCATCACAGGCAATCCGGCCAAGTCGCGCTCAATACCTATCGCCTCTATCTCCTGAATCCGTTTCATAAAGAACCAAGACCGGAAAGCGTTTCGCAGGATGCTTCGCCCTTCGGGGTTGTTCTTGTGAGTTTCCGTTCTGAAGAGCAGTGATTTTTCTATAGGAATGAACCGGATGTCGTAATCAGGGGGAGCCATCTGGTACAGCCCCAAGCACTGTCCCTCGTCGTCGAACTCCCATTTGTAGAGCGTGTCCTGCGAACGCACTGCAAACTTTCGCCAACCTATACGACCGTCGCGGTACTTGCTGCTCTTGCTTTGTTGCTCGTTGTACCCTTGGCGCATCTTGTACAAGATTTCAAAGTACGACCAGCCGTAAGGAAGCATGGAAAGCACTTCCGCCATGAAGTCCGGCCAAGTCAGGTCGGTGTCTTCTATGCACTCCTCAACGAAGTTGGCGAGGAAAGCGTGCTCTTCGGTTTCGCCGCTCGGCTCAATTGACATCCGTGTTTGACGGACCAGGGTTTTTATCGCGTAAAGGATAGCACCGATGACAGGATCGTTGTCCTTCATCTCGGTGTAGATCTTGACTCCCTTTTCGCCTTCTAACTGGCGGAGCCACTCTTCTTGGACATATCCGTCCTGCTGGTTCAAGCCGGAAGAACCTATAACGTCCAGAACTTTGTATTCGCTGTCTATTTTATCATCGGCCATTTCATAGAACTCCTAATGCTTTCGCTTGATCTTCAGTAAGCGGTCTGACGCTACATCGGCAGTTGATTATCTCGCCCGCTACACCGAACGGGCTCTTCGCGCTTTGATCCCCCGGATACCTCAGCCGCGCTCCCGTCAGTGGGTTTACGAACTCCTCGCCTGCTCGCACAACTTTATTGTGGAGGGCTTCGTGGTGCCTGTCTCCCGACTTGCCGTCGTTGTTAGCCAACCACAGCAGATATTCCGCTCCGGTTTCTTGCGCGGCTTGTATTCTGCCGATGTTCCTAGCTTGGTTCTGTTCGGTCCGCGCGATCATCCGTGCTCTTGCGCCGATGCCGTGAGAAGTGAACCTCTGACCGAGAGGCTTTAGAGCCCTCGGTGTTTCTGCTGCCGATGATACAGTAAGCCACGAACTGAGTCTATTTGATATCTCGTTCAGCGATGGTTGCGGGTCTTCCGTGAGCCAACCCGAAAGCGCCGTCGCAACGGACTGCCTCATTTCGCGTTGCATCCCGCGCTTCATTCCTTGGATCTGAACGGTCTTTTCGCGTATGAACGCGGCTTGCGCGGTGGGTTCAAACTTCCACTCCGAGCCGGCGAACTCCCTTCCTGTGTCTACGATCTGGCGAACACCATAGCGCCGCAATATGGCGAGCAAAGTTTTATCGTCCCACTCGTCGGTCGCTTTCTTAACGCGCTTGTCAGACAACGCTTCAGGTCCGCGCAACTTTATATCCTCCATGATTCTACGGAGTTCGCGCTTGGCGTTCACTTTGATCCATCGCTCAATTTGCCGCGATAGTTCTTTGGAACGTGATATGACTTTCCTATTTGAACGCCGCGTCTCGCCCCTGAAATCCGTTGGGGTGATGTCCTCTTTGAGCACGCGTGAACACTGCATCAGAAGAAGTTCCTTGGCTGGTAGTTTGCGTTCGAGTCTATCTTCAAGTCTATGGTGTTCTTACTGTCCAGCTCAGTGATTGCGTAAACCAGCGCGTCCATCCTATCCGGGCTGATCTTTGAGTTCATCGGGGAGTACGAACAGAGCTGGTCCTCTAGTTCGTTCAACGCGCCAACGTGGTGGACGCGTCCTTGTTCGTAACGCGCTGCGACAGGCTCGGCTCGCAATACCTTCCCGCGAGATGCGTGTACCTTCTTGATCGGTACAGTGCTGTCTATCTGGTTAATCATTCGCGCTACCAAATCCCCACCTTGATTCACTTCTGCTATCACCTTATCAGCTCGGTGCATGTTATAGCGAGTCACAACTGCTCTCGCCCAAGTGTCCACGGAAGCTTTGACCGACCCGTCCCCCAGAACGTAGAAGTGATCATCGCTTCCCAAACCTACCACGATGATGCCGGTTTCGTCACTTGTATCTTTGTTCGTAACAGCCGGATCCACTCCAACCACAACTCTTTTCAAAGTTGCTGGCGGTTGGTGTACGCGGTGGTCGTCAATCATGCTCCTTTTCCAAAGCGCTCCAGGCACCTCGGTCAGCATGTCCGCATAGATTTCTTGGCGGCCAATCGTGGTCCCTTCGTACTTGTCTATGATCTGGTCAAAGAAAGCTTTGGCGAGGTTCAGTTTGTTGTCAAACGTTGATCCGCGTGTGATCGCGCAGCTGGGGTTCTCGAGCAGATCTTTCAGCAACTTTATGGGACGCGGCGTTGTGGTCACCACGCAGCGCGGGTTCCCCAGCCGCAAGCCAAACATCAGCTGATCCCACGTGTCATAGGGGTAGCTCCAGGCAGCAAGCTCGTCGCACCATGCGAGGTCATGCTGTGGACCTCGAAGCTGATCGCTGCGCTCAGAAGTGTAAGTGTGTGCAGTTGCACCGCAAGGCCAAGTCAATCGCCGTCTTGAGGGCTCGTACAGCGGTCGCTCGTGATCTGGGTGAACCGCAAGCAAGCCGGACGGTCCTGTCACCATTACGTCACGAACGTCCGCCGCTGTCCTACCCACAAGGGCAATCCGCCGCGCTGATTTGTTTTTCACTTGGTCGCGAACGAACTCCGCTCCAGTTCTGGTCTTACCAAATCCACGACCCGCAACGATAACCCAAGACCGCCAGTCGCCTTCCGGCGGGAGCTGCTCAGGCCTCGCCCAGAACCGCCAATCCCAACGCAGGTCAATGAGTTGTTGCGGTGTCAGGCTGTCCAGTATCTTCGCTCTCTCCTTTGAGCTTATGGATGCGAGTGATAGCAGCTTCGATGAACTCTCTTGCTGTGCCGGACTGCTCTTCGATTTGGATTGCTTCGCCATCTTTCCCCGTGATCTCCGTACGCGACATGTCACTTTGACCAAGGAGTTGTTTCCCGAGCCAGATCAACATCGTAGGGTTTCCTTCCAGTGCCTTCGCCCACTGTGCTCGCCTGAGCGATGCTCGCCCTTCGGCGCGTCCCTTTTGTATCATGTCCGACAGTTCGGGGTCACGCTTCAGCACATCATAGAAGTACTTTGCAGATATATTCAGACAAGCCGCTATCTCTTCGTTCGTGCAAGCCATCTTCGCCAGCTTGTGAGCCAACTGATAATCAACGGTTATCCGTGGTTTCTTTTTCTTTGCCATACCAAGTTCCTTCCGTGTTTCGTTTTGGCTCATCTTAATGTTAAGCGCCGAAACAAGTTACGAGAAGAGGGCATCGTACTGTCCGACAATTTTACTAGATGAGCGCTCGTTCAGAATATCCGTTGTATTGCCTATGATGTTTTTCAACTCGGCTGAAGAAAGCCCTGACTTCATTAAGTCCGCAAGCTCTTCGGCTGTGCTCACTGCGATTGCCGTGACACCGTCCTCAACTGTTTTTTCGCGCTTGCTCAGCCAACCTCTATTGACCACCAAAACAGATTCACCGTCCCAAGCTTCCAGGAAAGTATATTGCGAACCGCCTCCGTCGCCTTTGATAACGCTCATGTCCACAACGAAATTAGAGTTTCCGGCCATGTTAGCAGCAACTCCCCAAGCGTTTCCGAATGCTCCGTGGTAGCAGTCGCGCCAGTTCGGGAAGTCGTTCGTCAGTTTGTGGTGTGTATACAAGCGGTTCTCAAAACCGTGGATGCTGATTTGCTTGTTTGGTGGCAGCAGCAAGTTCGCTCCGGCCATGATGTGAATGTGTTTATCCCAATCCAAGCGGCTGAACGAAACTGCGTTGTTCACTCTAGGCCTCGGGTGGGATTCCGCGTGGCGAACGTATGGGTGTTTTATGAAGTGCGACTTGATACCGTGCTCAGCCAGATTGTGGACGTTCTCAGCTCGAATGACGATCGGTTCGGTGCCTGTGTCTTTCACTACCTGAAGCAAATCACCCTTCATTTCGGTTGGGTCGTGTATAACCAGTCGAGCGCCTGCTTTCAGTAGAGCCGCGCCTTCTTTCAAATAGTTGGCGTCAATCGCTGTAATGATTGTGCGTCCTGTATTGGCCAAGCCTACAGCGCTTTTCAGATCAAGGTTGTTGTACTTTACCGAATAACCGTAATCCCTGAGCACGTTTTCACGTGTCTTACCTACGCGATACAAGTGCGTTTCCGCTCCGGTTTCTTCAAGCGCGTGTTTCAGGTGAGCGGTAAAGGTAACCCAACCGCCGAACCTCGGTTTCGCGAGATAGATAAGATTGTAATTTCTGAATATCATATTGCACCTTTACCGAACTTCTTAGCTCTCTTGATTTCTTCTGCGAGCGAACCACAATCTATGATTCCTTCGCGGTAGTACATCACAGCGGTGACCCGTTCGTACTTACCTGGAACGCTCCTACGGTATGGCGTGTTCGCGTGTAATTCATGCACGTCTGCCAACAACACGTCGCAAGTTCGTAAGTCTACCCCGACACGGAAAGCCGGGAACACTGTGTAGCTTCCTTCGTATTTTCCACGGCTTATCGTGGACAAACACCCGAAGCCTTCTTTCAGATCGCCTGCATCATAATGAGCCGCAACCCGGAAGTTCCTGTTCACCGTAACCGATGTGAACACTGTTCCCGGTATGATGTAGTCCTGATGCGAAGCGTCACACTTTTCTTTCTGTGCTGCATATCTGTCAGGGACTTTTTCAGCGAACACGTCGCTCACCTCTTGTAAGAACGGCACAACTTTTCCGAACATCATGGGATGTCGTGCGTTGAAAGCTGTTTTCCTACAAAGTGGGAACCTGACGTATCTGTCTGTGTAACCAATCACAGAAGCGTACATGTGATGAATCTCTGGAGTTGCCCCAAAAGGAATCGCGGAAGTGTTACCGGCTGTTCCATCCTTACGGTAGCGAACACCCTTGTACTTGTTCCCGACAGCCGTTTGTCGGTTATCGGGTCGGCTGCTTTTCGTTGCGTAGCGCAACACCTCGAAAGCCTCTTCAGAGGCTCTTTCAGAGACTGCTTTGGGTATAAACTTCAAAAGCAGGGAGCCGTCCTCTTTGTAGATTTCGGCTTCCTCGCCACTGACAAGCGTGTCAATGAATGATTCGTCAATATGCTCGCCAACGAGCGACAGTTCTTCTTCTCTCGAGATGTGTCTTTTTGCCTCAATCCGTTTGACGGTCATTGTAAGCTTCCAGCACTGCATTCAATACAGTGTCGGTGACGTTATCCGTACCGAACACCTCAGCCAAGTTCTGAACCGCTGTTATGAACTTGTCGTACGACTCAGGCTCGAAATAAAGTTGCACGAACTTCACGTTGGTTTCTTCAATGGCTTCTTCAGTGGTGCTTTCAGCTTCAGGAAGCGTTGGCGCTTCCATGTCTTCTTCTTTGAAAAGTTCGGCAAGCTCGTTCATCGTAAAGCCCAAACCGTCCAACGTATCAAAGGAACCGATGTGTTCCTCCAACGCTCCAAGATCCCAAGTGGACAGCTCAGCGGTTCTGTTATCTGCGATACTGTAAGCAGCAGCTTCTTCGCCTTTGAGCTTGGTTTTCACTGCTGCGATTTGAGTCCAGCCAAGCTCCTTGGCTGCTCTGAGTGTGCCGTTACCGGCAAGCACTGACTTTCCGTCTTGTCTAAGAACGATCGGTTTCTGCTGTCCGAAGCGGGACAAGCTTTCTTTGATTGCCTTAATGGAGCGGTCTTCGTGCAGCCGTGCGTTCATTTCGTCTTCAACGAGAACTTCAATCGGCATCTTTAGCTTGTTCAGACCCGCTGCGATGTTGTGTGTTTCAGCCATCAGACTGCTCCTTTAAGTACCGCTCCAGTTCTTCCCGAGCGATCACTTTCTTTCTTGGACCGAGCAGCCAAGACCGGAGTCTTCCGGCTTCGTTCCATCGTGTTAGTGTAGACAAAGAAACGCCAAGAACCCGCGCAACTTCACGCACAGGGTAAACAGATTTTCCAGGCTCGATCCCGGCATCTTTACACAGACCATCCCACATAATCAGTTCGGCGCCTCACGGTTCTTCATAGACTCATAACGAATCACGGATAACCACAGGCAGTCAAGCAAGCTACACCGAAAAAGAACGATTTCGGTGTAAGGCGGATACCCGAAACATGGATAAAATACACCCCGAAAAGGGATCATTTGAACCCATGTGACAAACCACCACGGACGAGGGTACAATTCGCCGGCCGATCTTGTGCAGGAAGACCGCTCAGGAACCCTTTCAATACCTTTATAGGGCTCTGTGATCTGTATGATTTCTGTCCTATTTAATTATCCATCATTTTTATTCTATTACTAGAAATTGAATATATCCTGCACAGTGGCCAAGTGTCTGAAAACGCTCGAGTCCTCTGTTCAGGAGCGTTCCCGCACAATCCTGTCCGGTGTCGTTTTGATGCACACTCCGAACATTCCCGTACAGCTGAGCGGTAAGATAAGCGGTCACCTCAGATGGACCGTACTAAATACTCACAAACTCCTTGAGGGTGTTGCCTATATATTGCATGATGTGTGATAAAGCCCAGTCGCCTATCGGACACCTGTTGGGGGTGCTGTAGCGATATGAAAATACAGCCGCCCTTGCGCGAGGGCTACATAAGAGGGGACCCAGTGAACAAGAGAACAATCCATTTCTCGGTTTTCAAAAACCGTTACGACACCCACGCCAATCCGGTCGCCCGTGATTGGGACTACTGGGTAAACGAACTCAGCAAGCCACAAATCACGCAGAACAAAGACACCTTTGCCATCGTGCTGGGTCACATTGCAGCAGGTAGAACACACGCCAACAACGAGGTAGAACACATCGACGCGCTGGGGCTTGACCTAGACGGACTCACAGACAACACCATCGCTCAGATATACGACAAGCTCCAAGGCTTGGAGTTCTTGATGTACACCAGTTACAACCACAGCGACACCGTGAACAAGCTTCGCGTGATTTTACCACTGAGCGAACCATTACAGGCAGCAGACTTCCCACGAGCCTGGAGCAAGCTGAACAGATACATCGGCGGATACAACGACCCACAAACTTCCAACATCGCTCGCCTGTTTTATGTTCACTCCCACCCACAAGAACGAGCCCAGTTCGCACAAGTGATTCACAACGAGGGCGAGTGGCTAGACATAAACGCGCTGACCGTGAACAATGACGCAACGTCCCAAGAAGAACCGGAACCCGTTGTGGCAAACAACAACCCGACGCGCTTCCTGCTTACACGCGATATGATCCTTGAGGAAGGACGCAGACGAGCACGCTGGCGCGGTAGTCGCGACCGCTTGGTTGGGCAGTTACTCAAGGCGCTTGGACGCGGTGATTCCTTCGCGGAAAAGGGCAGTCGTGAGAACGCTCGTTTCTTGCTGTGTCAAACACTGCTGGAGATTTGGCCTGAGCTAGACCTTGAGCACGCCACCGAACTATTCCGCCCGAGTATTGCAGCAATGCACGCGGACAAGCCGCTCAAAACAGGAGTGGAAGGCACACTCAAAGAAATCAAGTACAAGCTTGGTAGAGCACGGGTGAAAGTGCAGGCAGAGCGCGAGCAGTTCGCGAACCGTGTACGCGACGAGCAAGCGCGGATCAATTACGATGCACGCGGTGACGGTTTGGATACCGAGTACACCGAGCAAGACTTGGCCACGATTGCATCCATGCAGGACTGCTCGGTGCATGAATTAAAGAACCGCTGGATAGCCTACAAAGACGGATGCGCTTATTTCCTGAACATGCGTGGATACCAAGGACCATTCGGGAAGGCGGATGTGCGTAGTTTGGCGGCGATTTTCCTTAACCCGATCAACGGTGTGACAGCGTACAATCCACCAGCGCGGCGCGGAGCGAATAGGATGATAAAGTCCTACGCTGAACTGACATCGGAGTACGGTTCTGTCATCCACGATATCGAGGCAAGCCTCATCCACGATTATTCCACGTTCGATAAAGTCACCGGCAAGCTGGTAGAAATTACAGCCCCGAAGAGTCCGTTCATAAAGCCTGTTCAACACGAACATGTTCAAAGGTGGCTCCAGTTGTTGGGCGGCGACCAAGCAGGCAAGCTCGTTGACTGGGTTGCGGCTGTGCCACACCTTCACCGACAGTGCTGCGCTTTGTACCTGTGGGGTTCTAAAGGTGTGGGGAAAACACTTCTGCTCAATGGACTGGCGCGGTTGTGGAACCTGAGCGACCCAACACCCTTGGACGCTGTTATTGACGCGTTCAACGAGCGACTGGCGCGGATGCCTTTGATTGTGGCTGACGAGTACTTGCCCGACGCGAAGAACATGTCCGGCAAGTTGCGCGAGTTTATAGCAAGCCAGAGCCACACCCTTCGCCGCAAGTACCGCCCTGAAGCATCGCTGACGGGTTGTATACGCTTGGTAATACTGGCAAACACGCCACACCTATTGGACCTGAAGGGCGACCACACGAAGGAAGACCTGGACGCCATCGCTGAGCGTTTCCTGTTCATACAGACGCAGAAAGAAGCCTCCGGTTATTTGGAGTCGTTGCCGCAAGAAACCAAGGACATGATGCTAAAGAAGCACATCGCCGAACATTGCCTGTGGCTGTCCGAGAACTGGGACATCCAAGAAGGACGCAGGTTCATCGTAGAGGGTCACTTGGGCGAGGCCAACCTAAACATCAGCATCAACAACGAACGCACAGCCATGATCTGTGAGTGGCTCATAGAGTACCTGACCAACCCAGAGTCGCTCGAGAACAACCCACGACTCAGCGGTTTGGTCCGTATAGAGGATCAAAGCTTGTGGGTGAACAGTTACGCAATCCAGAAGGCTTGGTCGTTGTACATGGACAAAGCCAACGGAATGTCAGCGCGTGCAATAGGTATCGCGCTCAAAGCTGTGGCATCCAAGGAAGAGGATAACTACAAGCGCGAGCGCGTAAACGGTAACCAGCGCGGGTTCTATAAAATCAACACTGATTTATTGAGCAGCTGGAGCGAAGCCCACGGTCGTATGAGCCACGAGGATATTTCAAACATTGTCGGATGCGCTCCGTTCTAAGGGAACTATGGAAGAAGAACTTGAAATACTATTGAGCGCGTCTCAACTCGGCACCGCTGACCAGTGTGAACGGAAGTGGGGATACACCTACCTTGACGGTATCCGCAGTCCTAGCACAGCCTCTCAGCAGCTTGGGACGGATGTTCATACTTGCGCTGAAGAGTGGCTTGGCAAGGGCACACCGCCACCACTAAACAAAGCAGGCAGGATATTCGCGAAAGGGATTGCGCTGCTGCCAACTCCAGGCGATCACATCCTGGTTGAGCACGCCTTTAGGTTCGTGGATGGTCCTTTAGTGTGGCGCGGGTTTATCGACTTCATTGACACATCGGCCAATCCGATCAAAGTCGGTGACCACAAAACGACTAAGAACCTACGCTACGCAATGGACGCACAGCAACTGAGCACGGACAACCAAGGGATAATCTATGCCAAGGTTGCGATGGAAAAGTTCAAAGTAGACGAAGTTCAGCTTGAGTGGGTCTATTACCCAACCACAGGAAAGAACACGTTGCCCAAGCGCGTTTCAGTGGTGGTAAGCAAAGACCACGTTGAGAAGCATTACAGGACGCTCAGAATGAAGGGAGTTTCGTTGTTGGACCACAAACGAAACGTTTCATCGGGCGTTGATTTACAGGTAGAGAAATTTCCGCATCCCGGTTGTCGGGCTTACGGAGGATGCACGTTCAAGGAAGCGTGTGAACAACTAAACAAAGGTATTGAAGTGAGTGATATTCTAGCAAGAATCAAGAAAATGTCAGAAGCCAAAGCTACACCAGCAGCAGCAGTGATCAACCCACCGACTGAACCAGTCAAGACGGTTGTAGCAGCGCCGCAAGAAGAGCGGACCGTTGCCTGTGAGGATGTTGTAGTTCCAGCGGCGAAAGTTGGTCGGCCCAAGAAACACCGAGCGTTGGAGATCGCTGAAGAAGCGCGTGCGGCTGAAGCTGCACAAGCCAAAGCCACCAGCGAAGAGGTTCAAGAGGTTCAAGAGGTTCAAGAGGTTCAAGAGGTTCAGCAGAAACTCAAGACCAAAACCAAGCGCAAGGCGAAGCCCAAGAAGGAAGTGGAGCAATCGGTTGAGCAGCACAGCGACAGCCTGACGCTCTATATTGATTGTATGCCTTCCAACGGTTCAACCGATGTGAGCGACATCATCATGCAGTGCGCAGCGGAAGCGGCTTCGGAGCACGGTGTTGAGCACTACCGTATGATTGAGTTCGGCAAAGGACCGGCTCAGTTGAACGTGTGCCTTGAGCGCTACTTCAACGGAGGGTTCTCCAAGTTTGTTGGGGCGATCGTGCTTTGCACATCCAACCAAATCCAGGCAGACTCTATTCCGTTCTTTGAAGCAATGGCGAACACCGTAGTTCGTTCAATCAAGTAGGAGGTTATCATGGTTTCCAAAGAAGCATTTGAGCGATACGAGAATGTTCGTAAAGCGGGATCAATGAATATGCTGGACCGCAAGGTGCAAACACTGGCCAACATCACAGCTGAAGAGCAGCAGTACATCGTTCGGAATTACGCCGAACTGAATGCTAAGTTCAGCGCGGTTGAGCCGGAAGTTGTAGCGGAGCCTGAAACAGAAGCGGAGCCTATGGGCGAGGTGACTTACGAGGACATTGAAGAAATGTTCGCGGAAGATTCTGTGGATGCGCGAGCTGAAACAGAACAGCAGGAAGAATCTGAATAACTATACAGGGACGCGAGGAAGCCCGCGCAAGGTTTAGTCTTGGAGAAAGCCCTTACCCTCGGTTCATCCAAGACGTTCCTCGCGTCCCGCTCTACTATTATGAGACCAGTATTAAGAACAGCAGACTTCAGGCGCGTTGAAGAGCTACCTGAGAGAACTTTACGCGAAGCCGTAGAAGCGTCCAGCTATATGCAGGAACAGCTCCGGACTGAGCACGGTTCCATCACACTGCGACCAATCCAATCGGCAGCACTACACGAAGCAGCAACGACTCTCGGCTTGCTTGGTTGCATCGGTGTAGGACACGGAAAAACGATTATCAGCTTGCTTGCTGCTTCAGTCATTGATTGCGAACGACCGTTGTTGTTCGTACCAGCAGCGTTGAAAAGCATCACAATAGAACAACGGATACCGGAGTTAGGTTCGCACTTTAAACTCCACCCGAACATCAGGGTCGAATCTTACAACGCGCTATCCACAGACCGCGAACTGCTGGAAAACTACAAGCCGGATTTGGTCATCAGCGACGAGTGCCACAAACTTTCCAACGTACAGGCAGCAAGGACCAAACGATTCCTCCGGTACTTTGACGCGAACGAACATGTTCGCTTCGTTGGTTTGAGCGGTACAGTGAGCCGCAAATCGCTCAGGGATTTTTGGCATCTGCTTCTTGCAGCGCTCAGGGAACGAGCACCGATACCGCTTAAGCGTAGCGAGATGTTCAATTGGGCAATGGCTTTGGACTTTAACGTCAAGGACTACGAGCGTCACGCTGTAGGAGCGCTGAAGCGATTTGCAACAACACCCGCGGACGAGCTGGCAAAGTATTCTAGAGCAGATCAACTCGCTGCTTGCCGTGACGGTTACCGTAGGCGGCTGACTTCAACGCCTGGGGTTGTAGCCACTAGCGACGAAGGCGTTTCGTGTTCGTTGGTGTTGCGTAGCAAGAAGGTTGACAGATACCCAGCCAACATCGACCAAGCGTTGAACAACCTGCGACACCTATGGTTGACGCCCTCTGGCGAAGAGGTAACAGACGCGCTGGACTTTTGGCGCAAGGCTCGTGAACTTTCAATGGGGTTTTATTACGAATGGAAGTGGGAGTCCGGCCAAGCTGACACAGAGTGGCTGGAAGCCCGACGCGAGTGGCGTGCTTATGTACGGCGCATCACATCACGTCACATGAAGTACGATACCGAGCTGCTTGTTCGCAACGCTTGCGAGGAAGGTAAACTCCACAGCCCTGAGTTCCATGTATGGAACGAAATAAAAGACAGGGCCAACCCCGAAACGGTTGCACGTTGGTTCAGCGACGAAGTGCTGCACGACGCCATCAGGAACGCCAAGGGCAAGAATACGATTCTATGGTACGAGCACACGACTGTCGGGCAACGGCTCGCGACGTTGTCTTCTTGGCCCTTATTTGATGGATATAGCGCTGGCTTGATTGACCATGTTAACACCGGAAGAGGGCCAGCGATTGCAAGTATACGAGCGCACGGTACGGGAGTGAACTTGCAAGCCTACAATGAGAGTATCGTTTTGACACCGCCGTCCAGCGGCGCGACGTGGGAGCAGCTACTCGGCCGGATGCATAGGCAAGGACAGCAAGCTGACGAAGTTGTCTACACCGTATACCAACACACGCAAGAGATGATTGAAGCGCTCTACAAGTCTATAGAAAATGCATCGTATATCGAGAAATCTATGGGACAGAAACAAAAATTGATATATGCTACTTTCGCATGACGCGGATGTAGCGTTTTGAAAACAGCCGAAAGGCTAAGAACTTAGAAATTAGGAAAAAGAATTATGGGAATTTTTGCAGGTATAGAGAACGTAGAAGTGAGAAAGAACACGAAGTACGTCACTCCTGGGAAGTATAAATGCACAGTTGAAGCGATCCGGCAAGGGTTGACCAACGAAGAGAACAAGCCTTACTTCGTAGCTGAGCTGAAGGTTGTTGAGTCCAATAACATCGAAGACTTTCCAGTCGGGTCGACTATGGCTTGGATGACGATGGTTAAGAAGTTCAAGAGCTATTTCTTAAAGGATGTGAAGAACTTCGTAGCAACCGCAACCGGAAGCGACATGGACGAAGTGACCGAGGAAGTTGTTGAGCTGGTGTCAGGCGAAGAGCAGCCGTTGACCGGCATCCTTATGGAAGTGATCGCCTACGAAGGCGAGAACAAAACAAGCGGCAAGCGTTTCACAGAGACGGACTTCCGCCTGTGCGTTGACGCATAATTAGAAACACACTTTGCCCCGATCAGGGTTTTTGGGTCATCTCTTAGGGCGACCCTTTCCTTTGTTCCTGATCGGGGCATTCCTGCGTCTGAACAAAGGATAACAAACAAAGGACAAATCAATGGAACCAGCTCGAATCATTCTAGCGTTCGACACAGAGACCGCTCTAATAACACCTGGAAAGCTCGCACCGAAGCTCGTTTGTGTATCGTGGGCGCTACGATCTACACTGCACGAACACGTCACGACGGGGATACTACATGAGCCGGCCGAAATACTTTCGCAGGTTGGGTCGTGGTTGCAAGCAGCAGCGACGACGGACGGTCTTCTGCTGGTAGGTCATAACGTTGCTTTTGATATGGCTGTGCTTGGCGCTCACGAACCTGAGTGGCTCCCTTGGATTTTTGCAGCCTACGCACGCGGAAACATACAGGACACGCAGATACGCCAACAGCTTATTGATATCGCAGTTGGCGACTTCTGGATGCACCGTAGAAAAAACGGATACACCCTTGCATCGTTGTCAGAAAAGCATCTCGGGATCCGTCTATCTAAAGGAGAGGACACTTGGCGATTGCGTTACGAAGAACTCCTGAACGTGCCTCTGGAACAGTGGCCAACCGAAGCCAAGGAGTACGCTGAAAAAGACGCTGAGATGACTTACAATGTCTTTATCAAGCAAATGAGATCACCTCACTGTGTGGAAGGCGAAGTACCAAACTCAGAACAGCAAGCAGCAGCCGCCTTCGTTCTGCACCTGATGGCGTGTTGGGGTGTTGTCACAGACAGGCAACACGGCGAGAAGTTTTTCGCAGCAACTCAGCAACGTATGAAGAAGAACCAGCGCGTTCTGATATTGTCTGGTTTGATGCGCGAAGCAGGTACAAAGAACCTGAAAGAGATACGCGAGCGGATACAGAAAGCACTTGGACCCAAAGCAAAGACAACCGCCAAGGGTAACATCGCCACCGACGAGGACTCGCTGCTGGCTACCGGTGACGAACAACTTGCCGCGCTTGTTGATTACTCCAAAGCACAGAAGCTGGATTCAGTGTGGAAACGTTTCATAGAGCAAGGGTACGACAGGAACACGCCTGTACAAGCTTCCTTCCATTGCTTGGTTGAGAGCGGTCGCACGAGCTGTTCCAAGCCCAACCTGCAAAATCCGCACAGAGCGACAGGTCTGCGCGAGTGCTTTGTACCGAGGCGAGGATACCTCTACGTCGCTTGCGATTACGCGACGCTGGAGCTGTGTACGCTTGCACAGGTGAACACGTGGCTTTTCGGAGAGTGCAACATGGGGAAGAAGTTGTGCGAAGGCGTTGACCTGCATCTACACTTCGCCGCACAGATGCTGAACATTCCCTATGGCGAAGCCTCGTTGCGGCTCAAGTCCGGTGACAAGGAAGTGAAGCAGGTAAGGCAGATCGCAAAGGTTGCGAACTTTGGTTACCCTGGAGGCATGGGTGCGCGAGGGCTTGCTGCGTTCGCTAAGGGTTACGGCTTGGACATATCGCAAGAGCAAGCCGAACACCTGCGACACGAGTGGTTCAGAGCATGGCCTGAGATGAGTGACTTCTTCAAGTTCGTAAGCCTGATGGTTGGACCCGACGCTGGTAGCATAACGCAGTTCGCAACAGACCGCGTTCGTGGTCAGGTTACGTTCACGAAGGCTTGTAACAGTTTCTTCCAAGGCTTGGCCGCAGACGGGGCGAAGGCTGCGCTCTTTGAGGTTTCAAGGCGTTGCTACACGCAACCCGACAGCAACTTGTTCAACAGCCGACCAGTGATGTTCATCCACGACGAAATCATTATTGAAGCGCCAGAGCAGCAAGCAGCAGAAGCAGCTGACGAGCTTGCTGCTGTTATGCGTGCGGAAATGAAGAAGTTCACACCGAACATTCCAATCAAGACAACCGTCGCCATGATGGACCGCTGGTACAAAGACGCCGACGAGGTCCGTGACTCAAAAGGAAAATTGATAAAATGGAAGCCGCCCTCTAGATGATTATTCGCACAGTGTGTAGGATGTCCATGAGGAGGGCGAGCACCGTGCTGATGATGTCGGTAGACCCCGGAACGAAAGCTACAGGTTGGGCGATATGGGAGAAAGGCGCGATGGTCTTGTGTGGTTTGGCGCGTGGTAAGAACTGGATCCATACAGTGCGTGAGGTGCCTCAAATGCAGGTTGAGCGGTTGTGGTTGGAAGATCAGCAGATCTACCGGAACTCCAACGTGGATGCTCATAGCTTGCTGGCGGTGTCTCGTGTGGTTGGCGCTTTGGCTTTCCACGTCCCGGCTGACCAAGTCGAACTCGTTCGTCCTGCTACTTGGAAAGGGCAAGTCCCGAAGGACGTGTGTAACAGACGCACGCACGCAAGGCTGACGCCTGCTGAGAAGGTGCTGCTTGAACTGGCTAAATGCCCAAAGAGCTTGGAACACAACCTGATAGACGCGATTGGGATTGGCCTGTGGGCGGCGAAGCGATGATAGGCAATAAACCAATCACAGCGGTGGACGCGTTCCAGCTGATGCTGATCTACCTGAAGCTTTCAGGACAAATCCAATGGAGCTGGGTTTACGTGCTGGCTCCGCTGATAATTATCGTAGGCTTGTGGGTTGGCCTACACGCATTGAAAGAAACCCTGATCACTTTGAACCAGTGGTTGAACGGAGAAGAACATGACGAACAGGAGAGGCAGACCAGCCAACGAAACGAAGTACAGCGCGATGATCAGCAAGCTGAAGGAGGGTGGAGCGACAGCGAAGCAGATGAGCGAAGAGCTGGAGATACCGATAAGGACGGTGTACACCTACCTTGAAAAAGCCGAGGACCAGGGTCACATCGTGATCAAGGTTGGCCACTCGTTCAACTCGCCTTACCGCATAGTGGAGAACTGAGCGCGTATCCGCCAACACCCAAGCAACTCAACGGACAATTCTCGAGTCCGTTTCCGAGTTTTTTTCCGTGAAGAACTCACAAAATCATCAATATTTTCCGAAAAGTACGTGAAAAACGGAAATACCTCTTATTGGACTCCTCAGCGGAGTGCCGCCGTCCTAGAAATTCTCTAATAAAAACAGACGATTGAAGTTTGTCGTTTTTCTCAGCGAGCCTGTAAGCCGTAAATGACTGAAATTACAGAGTTTTCCCTTTATTGCATTCTTTGCCGTTATGGGTGATCATACCTCTATAGACAAGAACACGGGAAACCGAGGAGAAAACCATGAAGCTAGTAAACGAAATGAACGAAATCACCCCAAACGGCAAGCACAACAAAGCATTCGCGATCGTATGCAAATCACAGAGCGAACTGGACGCATGGTGTGACGCCTTCACCAAACTGCTCGCGGACGCAGAGCCTTGGACTCAGGAAGAAATCGTTTGGAGCGGTTGCGAAGTAGAAGAGAACGAAACTGAAGTCTACATCCACAGCACGCGCGACGACATCGCTGAACGCACAGCGGAGTTCAAGGAGATGTACAAAGCAGCGAAGGCGCAAGCCAAGCGGTAACGAAACTCAAAATGAAACAAGCCCATCAGCCCGCTTATCGCGGGCTTTTTGGGTGTCAGGCAATGAAGCCAAACAAAGGAGAAAACCATGACCAAGACTTTAGTGTGCCAAGCGTGTTCCAAGTTTTTAGAAGCAGAAGAGATATCCGTTCGTGACTCAGGCTTTATGCCTACCAGACGACCAACCAAGTGCGACGAGTGCGGCAAGAAGTTCGACGTGTTGGCAGTACACAGCGAAGAGCCGCACAAGCGAGCGAAGCTGAAAGCCTTGCACCGTGCTGAGAAGGTTTTCGCAGTTGGTAACGAGGTTCCGGTTCTAGTGGAAGGCGGTTGCGGTACACCGCGCAAGGTGAAAGTCCAGCAAGTAACTTGGAACCACACCATGGAGTTCTGTGTTGAGCTGGAAGGCGAGTCCGGTCGCTTTACAGTGAACAACAACTCGCTGATCATCAAAGCGAACTACCCACCTCGCGTCTATAGCGTTGTACAGACACAGACAACGCGATACCGAATCCACAAGGGGACAGGCAAGATGCAGGACGTGTGCCCTGGGTGCTGTCCTCCAATGTCCAGGCAGGGTAACCCGCACGTCACGAGAGCGGCGTTCACGGCTGGTGGAGACGCTGGCGGCGCTTGCTTCTGGGAGTGTAACAATTGCGGCCACAGGCTCCTGAGGCGTCCTAGACGGACCAAAGGAAGGATCGCCCTAGAACGCCGCCGAGCCAGGGTGAAAGCCGCTCAGTAAGCCAATCAGCCCACCCTCGCGTGGGCTTTTTTGGTGTCAGGCAGCGAGCCAGCTCAGCGAACACCCCAGCACTCCGCGGACAGTTTTCCAGTCCGTTTTCACCTGCTTTTTCCGTGAAATCATCAATATTTTCCGAAAAGTACGCGGAAAAATGGAATACCTCTTATTCGATCCCTCGGAGGTGTTTTTACGTCCCGGAAATTCTCTAATAAAAACAGACGATTGAAGGTGACCGTTTCGCTCAGTGCGATGGTAAAGTGTAAACGACTGAAATCGTTGGACTTTCCCTTTATTGCATTCTTTGCCGTTATGGGTGAGTATAACTTCATAGACAACGAACACAGGAGCAACCCATGAACAAGCCAGCAAACAAAATCAGCAAGATCCTTCGAGTGAAGCGCGAGATGGAAATCCGCAACGCGATCCTGATTGAGATGCGTAGAACTGAGCAGACCGTTGAAGAAGCGGCGGCTTGGATCTGGGAAATTTGCGACGACCACCTGAAGCCGCACTTTGAAGCAGGCAAGCAACGAGCAATCGCCGATCAGATTTTCGCTTTGGAAACTTTGATGGACGAAGACCAAGACCCAACCGTTTAAAACTCAAATTGATACACAGGAGAAAACCATGAACAAGTCACTCACAATTGCAATGGACGAAGCAGACCGAAGCACCGAAGTAGAAGTCGGAAAAACCGAGTACAGCTTCCAGGACTACCCAGCAGGAACAAAGCGGATCATGACCACGATCGACTTCGCAGCGGAGTTCACCCGCGAGGAAACACCCGTCTACATGACGGACGCTTCTTGCAAAGGGATGCTCACGATTGCAGCCTACAAGTCCCAAGGGCTGCTGAAGGAGTGGTACATCGATTACAGCGTGCTTCCGCTCAAAGGTTTGGACAGTCACGAGGGCAACGGAGAGTTCGCGAACGAGAACTGGCTTGGGGTTCACTTCTACGCTCAGAAGTTCGCTCAGATGGCGGTTGAGCTGCTCGCTCGCTGCGAGTGGGAAGTTATCTCAGACAACTGGGGCAACAACGCGCTTCGCCCAACTGAGCAAGCTATGGAGCAGCTCAAGCTGATCCAGCAAGTTGACGACATCGAGTTCTATAACAGCTTGCAACGCAGACGTCGCAAGAAGATCGTGAAGCTCAAAGCAGAGCACGCTCGCCTGGATGCTTCACACGCGGAGATGCTGGCGAAGCACGGTATCGCAAGCGCGGAAGAAGTCAGAGAGTACGGCTTGCGGATCATGTCCTACAACGAGCAGACAGGCAAGACGTTCGCAGAGTGCGGAGAGATGATAGAGTCCCGCATGGACGGAACACAGCCAAAAGACTTGATCCGACGAGCTGTGATGTTCGCTCGCGATTACCCGCAGTAAATTTCAAAATGAAACAAGCCCATCAGCCCACCTTCGCGTGGGCTTTTTGGGTGTCAGGCAATGAAGCCACAACGGAGGAACGAACGATGACTAAACTTAGCCCAGCCCAAATGAAAATTTTTCAACTCTTCAAAATGATGCGAAAGAAAATAGTGATCAAAGAGGCACACAGCTTCGGCGGCGGACTTCGCCACGCTATCAACACTTACAAGCGACTGACAACGGGCGAAGGGTACGAAGGCGAATATCCAGGACTTCGTATCAATCTCTACCAAACCGAAATGAAAGAACTGGGGATAACCTTCAACAAGCGAACACTGTGGGCGCTCAAGCGCTTGGGATACATCAACACGTACCTCAAAGTCGATTCTTACACTGGATACAACTGTGGAAGATACGCGAAGACCTACTATGACCAAACGTGGTACATCACGATGACTCGTAAGGGACTCAAAGTTCTTGAGTCAATCAAGTAAACCGTTAAGCAACAAACAAGCCCATCAGCCCACCTTCGCGTGGGCTTTTTGGGTGTCAGGCAACGAAGCCTCAAACAAAGGATTTTCAAAATGGTAATTGTAGGAAAGTTTCAAGGACAAGCTCAACGACTGTGGATGCGGGACGATCTCGGTTCGCAGTATCACGCTGAGTTGACTATGAACGAGCCAGATATTCAGCGTCACTTGTGGGGAACACCCAGGTTTCGCGAGGTGAGTCAGACCACAGACTTCACAGTTTGGAAACAAGACACAGCATCGCAGGTCATGGAGCAGATCGCTCACGGCACAGTGCAGAAGGGAGGCTTCCCAGCCGCTCTCAATTGCGTTGTAGAAGCGATTCGCATCTTCGAAGGCATAGTGGCAGAGGCGGAAGCAGAAGCGGCAGAGGTGACCAAATGAACACGCGAAGCAAAGCGTACAACCAAGTCCATGAGCTGCTGCTCGCGGACTTGCGAGAAGAGCTGTCTCTGATGCGCGACGTGTACCGTTGCCGGACCGAGCTGCTGGTAGCCTTGCTATCGCAGGCATCGGCCCAGACAACGGATCTGACGGAGCTTGAGCAGATACTTTATGAAGCACGCACGTTCCAATCGCAGACGCACGAAATGTTCCTCACCGACCGCGAAGAAGCTGTCGCATTGCTCGAAAATATGCGGGAAGTGATTGGCGGGGAAAACACCCAAGCAGACATCCAACGCAGAGCGTCTCAAACTGCGACAAGAAAAGTCTTCTGGAAGTATTGCGCTGGGAGATGTCGAGAGCTATATGAATCAAGTAAGAGGCGATTGACTGAGTACCGCTGGTAGCGGTGCCACCTATGCATTCAGGGCTTCGGCGCTGGGTGCATGGAGTGGCTTCGTAATTTGCGAAGTCTTTCAAATCCAAACAAAGGAACAGAAAATGAAAATCAACCAGAAACTCCAAAGCCAGATCCTTCCTCTCTTGAACACTCAAGTGTCTGATACCATCAGCACGCAGCGAGAAGCGTTCACCGAAAAGCTGCACAGCAGCCTCGAAGTTCTCGAGAACATCGAGGAGAACCTCGTGGACCTTTCGCCCGTTGAAGTTGAGATCGCTCTCGACCAGATGTGCGACCAGCTGAAGTCAGTCATGGACACCTTCCAGTCAGAGATCGCTTCGATCTGCGGAAACGAGGGAGCGTTGTCCTTGGTTCGCAAGATTCGCGGTATGAGCACAGAGGAAGCGAACATGCTCAAGGAATACAAAGCGGAGAAGAAAGCGGTTCGCACCGCGCTGCACCACCAGCGCCTCGCTGAACGTGCTGAGCGCGTAGCAGCGAAGAAGGCGGCTCAGGAGGCCAAAGCAGCGGCGGCAGCAGTAGAGGCGGCAGCAGCAGCCAAGCCCAAGAAGACGGTGAAGAAGCTTCCCCGTCGCAGCAAGTAAACCCCAACGGGTTCACTCCCGTTAGGTAAGAAGGCTCCCGCTCATACGTGACCGGGAGCCTTTTCTATTTTCAAGACCGTACGCATATCACGCGCGCGAACCCCAAAGCCTCCCCCTCCAAGCCCTTAGAACGTCCGTAGAGCGTCCGTCGCCACAGTCGCAAGCCCAAACACCAGCCACAGCCGCCGCCCCACAGCGGATTCCCAGGCTGTCCGTAGAGTTCGCCACGACCAACAGTTGGGCAACACGCCAACAGCCGCTCTTGAGCCGCCCTGGGAGCCGCCACAGCCCTTCGACCCGTCTGGCGGGTGTTACCGCCCCAGCAGCAGCCCCAACACGGCACAAGCCAGCACAG